GTGTCCTCGTGTCCTCGGTGGTGTCCTGGTGGCTGGTGGTGGTGCCTGGTGTCGGTGCTGCCATCGGTGATCGGTGGAGTGCTCCTCGGTGGTGTCCTGGTGGTGCTGCTCCCTGGTGGCTGCTCCCTGGTGTCCTCGGTGTCGGTGTCGCCATCGGTGATCGGTGGAGTGCTCCTCGGTGGTGCCCGGTGCCCGCCCGCATATTCGCAGCCGATCACCCAGACGGGCACACGCAAGACTCCTCAGCGCGGTGGGCAGTCTTGCTTGTGAATCGAAGTTGCAGGGAGTGTTTGATGGATTCGATTGCTCTAATTATCAATTATTTAGGTGCCCCTCTTGGGATGGCTTTTACAAAGTGGTATGTCGGGAAAACATTGATTATTAACCATTTATAGGGGTAAAAGAATAATTCAAATATAATAAAAAAAATTAAACACCTCTCTTTTTGCAAAAAAAAGCAAAAGAAAACACTGCAAACAGATAAAACTATGCTCTTTTGAATAAAAATAAACGTATATAATAATTATTTTCAGAAAACTTGCAAAACATAAATATATGTATTAACTTTGCAGTCAAAACAATACAAATATAAACATGAGAACGAAAATCGACATTCGTCGCGCCATAACAGAGCGCGGTTACACCATTACGTCTTTCTGCCAGAAATTCGACCTAAAGACGCAGAACATCATTCAGAATTACATCAAAGGCAATCCAACAATAAAGCGTTTGGAAGAACTTTGTGAAAAATTGGATTGTGACATCACTGATTTGTTCTATCCAATAGGTAATTCAAGCGATGCTAAAGAAAACGTTCTTTCATCCGACAAAGAAAAAGAGGAGAAAAAAGAGAATACACAAGAGGACGCGCAGCCTACTATCAATACCACCACTTTCTGTCCTCATTGTGGTGCAAAGGTTCGTGTCGGTGTGGTGCTCCTGCCCGAAGAATAAAAAATCCCATGGCAAGCCGTGTGCCTACCATGGGAAATGTAAAAACGCCTTGCATTTAGCGGCCGTTACGATTCCAGCTCGCCGCCAGGCTTCTGACCCCCGCCGCCTTCAGTGGTGGAACCGCCGGGGTTCACGCCACCCGTGAGGTCGTTGCCGGCAAGGATGACCTTGAGGTCGTCAGTAACGAGGGAGCGCATGTAGCTATTGCCCGACATATCGAGCTTTCCGATTGTAAAGATACAAAAAAGGCGCGTGAAACATCGGAAATAGTAGGGAGTGGGGGTCAACATCGGACGAAGCGGATGAAACTAACTTAGAGTGAAATTCGTGTCATTGGACGATGAAAATATAAACCTACGAAAGTATTAACGTATTAAAAATATCAATGTATGAAGAAAATCTTTAGAATGATGCTGCTATTGGCAATGATGGCGGCAGCATGTGTAAGTATGGGCAGTTGCAGCAGCGACGATGCCGAGCCGGAGTATGAGCCGGTTGAATCGCCGTATGCAAAAATTCTCAAAGAGAAGCCTGTGCATCAGTTGTCTTATTCCCATAGCAAAAGCGGTACAGGATCGTTCGGACTTGAAAGCGACCCGATGGTAGGTAATTACAAGACCGACTACTACACTATCAGTTTTACCGTCTACAACGCCCCAGCTGACGATATGTACGACGGTCGTTACGAGATAGAGCAAGTCGGCGGTTCGGTGTGGGGATGGAAGGAGCAATGGCAATCTGAATACAAGAAGCACGAACTAAGCACTTGGAAGAACAACCAACCCGTAAAAGGAGCCTGGGCGGAGATTAAGACTCTTGATAAGGGCGACGAATATGGGTATAAGACGTTCCGCGTAAAGCTACACGTTGACGAAATGACGGAAAAGAACGGCGATTATGCCCGCGACATCAACATATCGTTTACAGGCCGCGATACAGGATCAATGCTTATCAATTAACGCAAACCGTCTTGCAGGAGAAAGAAAAAATATGTACCTTTGCAAATACTTTTTAGATTCATATTCTATAAAGTATTGAAATGTTATAATCAAGCCTGCCGCTCGTGAGAGTAGCAGGCCTTTTTTCTGTGTGTAAGGAAAAAGATGCGCATGATGGGGTAGGGCGCTACCAGAGTGCGCTTCGCACCACATACCCAACAACGATCACCACGGCGTATCTCGCCACGTCCTCCCACTCGAAGCGTGGTAGGTGGTAGCGCCGCCATTGGTAGAGCTCACGGCCTATCATCAGTGGAAGCGACCATAGACCGATGGCGAGGGAGACAAGAAGCCAACAGGCGAGGCCGATGCAGTCGCGCCTGTTGAGTTGGAAGAGCCTGCTCATGCGCCAAGCGTTTTGAGCACCACCGTGGCTGCCACCGACGACAGGGCGCACACCTCGCACCAGAACAGCCAGCAACGGCGGTCGGCGAGCGAGGCTATAACGGCTATGAGGGCGGCCACGCCAACCACACATGGCTCCATCGTCAGGCACCAGAGCGTGCCCGCCAAGGCCGACATGATGGCAGCCCCCTTATGCACGGGACGCTCACCATCGCTCAGGTAGGCAGGCGAAGCGCCCACGAAGGCCAGTCCCATGCACGTCAGGAAGGCGAGCCATTGCTGGCCTCCGAGGTCGAGCATGAGAGGCAGGAACGACAGGGCGAGCGCCACCAACATGCAGGGCAGCAGCAAAGAGCGCCCCGTGCCGTAGTAGATCTCGCTGATCATCGTGGGCCGCCCCATGTTGCGCGAGTAGAGCGCTATGTTCAGGAGCGTCACGGCGTAGAGGAAGATAGGACAGACGACCATCATACGCCTACACCTCCATCTTTAACTGCTCGGGGTAGCCCTTCGTGTAGTCGTAGGTCAGCACCTCGTCGAGGGTTGTCATCGCCTCCACGGCGGCCTTGTGCGAGGCCGTCACGTTGAAGCAGCCGAGGGCGTACATTTCAAGCGCCGAGAGAAGCTGTATGGCCTTGTCGCACGGCACCACCATGCGCTCGCCACCCAGCCATAGCGTCGTGTTTGCGCTGCCCGTGGCCTTGGCGATGTTGGTGGAGTTCATCAGGCCAACACGTGTGGCCTTGTCGAGCCACACCAGCGAGCCGTTGAGCGTAAAGCCGTTCACGGCCTCCGACTGGTCGTAGGCATCAATCTCCGCTATCTTCTGCTCTTTGGCAGCCGTGAGCTCGTCCATGGTGCCGAGCGCCTTGGCCAGCTCCAGACGCAACCACTTAACGAAGCCCTTGGATTCGGCCACCGTAGCGTCGTCGCTTCCGTCGGCAACCTTCATCGCCATGTCGGCGTTGAAGCGCGACACCTCGCCATCGCGCAAGCCGAAGACCGTCTGTATGGCGGCATCCACCACCCTGTCCTCGGTAAAAGGCTTCAGGCAGCGAACGGCATAACCCACCTTCACGTTCTCCATAGCCATGTCGGCCCCCTCGGGACCGCCAGACCCAACAGGCCGCTCCTCCTCGCGAACATCGAGGTACACCGTTACTGCGTTGCCCTCATCGAGCATACACCCTCTCGTCAGCCCTTCGGTGGGCAACTCCATGTAATTCATTGCTATCATATCCCTATTTGTTAAAATGATTGTTGAAGAGTTGTTTGGTTGTGGAAATCCTCGATATACTCCATCATGTTGGTGGATCCCTTGAAGATATACCCACATGAGTTGATGATCTCAGCGTCCTCGATGGGCAGAATGGCTTGTTTGCCGCCCAAGGCACGCTCGGCAGAGCGTATGTAGCGATGGAGTCCGGCATAGTCGCCATGTATCTCACGCACAATCTCTCGTCCGGTTGGCATACCGTTGACATCCGTCTCGTCGTAGGAGATGAGCAGTTTTATCCAGTTGTCAACGCCCCTCGTGTTCTTCCTTATCTCGTAGTCGAGCACATTGAGCGTTATGCCCTGCAATTCCTTCGGCTGCACCTGTGGAGCGTCCATCTTGCGGTCGATGCGCACCTTCGCAACCAAGTCCGCCAATTTCATGTTTCTGTGTTGTATAGAGTTTATTAAGTTGAACGTGTCCGCACCCATGAGCTGCCCGAAGTAACATCCCCAGTTGTTGGGGTTGGCCTTCTTTGCGGCCTTCGCCGTGCTCTTACGGATGGTGGCGTAACCCTTGTTGTGGTCGAAAAACGACTTTCCGGGGGTACGGTGGTACACCGTCCCACAAAAGTCAACGGCCACTCCGTCGATGGGAGTCACCCTGCTGTCCCAACGGTTCGCCCTGACACCCATGCCATACCACCACCATTGCTTCACCCTCCATAGGACGGCCTGCGCCTCCTGCTTGGTGTTCGTGCCTATCATGATGTTGTCGGCATAGCGCAAGTAGAACGGATAACTCTCGGCCATAGCCTTGTCGAAGTCAAGCATGATGATGTGATGGGCCAACGGACTTACTGGAGTGCCGATAGGCAGATGGCCGTCAACCATCGTCACGTGGCAAGCGTAGTCGAGCAGCCATCCACGGATGCCCATTGCCTTGAGCGCCTTGCGAAACACCCTTGTGTGAATGTGCTCGTAGCATTTGCGTTGGTCAACGAGCGTCACATAATGGATGTCGCGTCGGTCGTAGAACAGGCTTTTCACATGATGGCGCACCGACAGGCGCTTGTCGCTTGCGTTTAGTCCACAGCCAGTCTTGCAGTTGAACGCCACATGGTTGTCGAGCGCGTCGTAGAGCGGTTGGGCGCGGTTGATAAACACATACTGTAGTATGCGAGTGACGAGAGTAGGAGAGTCAACATTCCGCACCTTTCCGTTCCTGTTTGTCTTAACGAGCTGGCGGTACGCTATGTGCTCAACATAAGAGCCATCGAGGATCATGGTAAGGATGAACGACAGGTTCTCCTCCCAGTAGAAGCAGAAATCCTGCACGAAATCCTTATTCATGTGGTGGCGCACGGCATCTTTCGCCGCTTGCTCCACCTCTTGCCATGTCACCCTGTTATCCATCATCGTTGTTGTTGATGCTTTCAAGTCTTTGAGCCTGGCAGCGACGCTCTGCGCCCCTGCCCCACATGCGCCCCTATGCTCCGTACAACTGGCGCATCGGGCGCACCCTTCGTCTTGTAAGTTTGTTCGCCACTCATGGGCGCGATGGTGACACTTGTTCGGTATGTTTTCGTTTATTCAAATTGCTCAAGGTTTGAGCCGAACCGCCATTGTTGCGATTAGTATTCCTGACAGAATTGTTCGCATTCAGATAGCGCGAACCCGCGTTGTCCCAGTTAGCATAACCGCCAAGACGCACGGCCTGCGCCACCACCGCTCTTTCAACCACCCTCTCGCATTTCAGAGGAGCGCATCCCTATGTGCGCCTTGTTGCGAAGCGAATGGATTTGGAGATATGTCAGCACGCTGCAAGCGCACACCATGAATGGCATGATGAAAACGAGGGGCGGGCGGTTGCACCGCCCTTTCGTTCCGCTTGCAGCGGAGGCTGCGCCTAACTGCGTTTCGTGAAAAGACATTGAGACGAACCGCCAAAGGAGCGAAAAGAATTCCCGACAGAAGCGTACGCAAGCAGAGAGCGCGAACCCGCGCTGACCCAGAAAGCAAAACCGCCAAGACGCACGGCCAATCGGACTCGTTGGTTATCTTTTGAGGAGTAATAGTTTTCGTTGGCATTATAGCCCGAAACATACGTGTTGCGTTGGCCGCCCATCATCTTGTAGAACGACGTATGCGGCACACGTTGCTTGAGCCATCCGCTAACAACATTGGAAACATGGGCCACCTTCTCATACTGACCCTCAAAAGCAAACACGCCGAGGTTGAACTTGTTATCCACAGTCTCCGAATGCCACTTGCGCTGGTCGGTCTCGATATAGAGATCCATCTCGTTCTGTCCTGTCTGCCCTCCAGTCGAAGTGTAGTGGTTGGTTGCCACCTGCTCATAGCCACCTCCGCGGTAATGTTGGATGTCGCCAGAGGTCGTCAGACCGTCGATGATGCCTTGGCGAAGGTTCGCCTCCATCTTCCATGTCACGGCGTTTCCGTTGGTGTCGTAGCCCTGCCACTCTGCGGGCACCACCTTATACACAATAGCATTCATATAGCCATCTGCCAATCCCTTGGCCTTTGAAGGCGTGATGTAGCGGTATTTCTGCCCGTAAACCTCAAACTCCGTATTCTCCCGGACACCAAGCTCGGCAGCGAATGATAGGACGAGCTGCGCCTCCATCTCACTCCATTTTGGAAACTCGTTATTGACGAACACCGTCATGGTTGTGCCAATCTTCGTGCCATTGGCATCCTTGCACATGAATGCCGGGACGGTCTGCCATTGCATGTGTGTCCACTCGCCATCGTTGCCAGCCTTAACCCTGATGCCGCCATATTTCTTCCAGCCGTCCTCGCTATTGGAAGCTACATAATCGACTCCCGATGTACCCGTTGAGAACAGTGTGTCGGGGTTGTTGATGTAATTTGTGCCGTAAAGCAGCTCATGGGCGATAAGGAACGTGTTGTAAGCATGGAAACCAGCCTCCGCAAACGGATAAGGCTTCGTCATGTCGGCGTTGTTGTTACGGGCGTATTGCATAGATGTTATCTGCGACACATCGTTGACGCGAGGGTAGCATCCGTTGTCGTAAAACATCTTCACACCGAAATTGGCGTTGAAACCACCCTTGGTGTTGTTGTCGCCAGCGTTGTAGAGGAACGGGAACGAGCGGAAGCGAATCTTGCCGTCAGAACCCGTGACGCTCGTGGCGTGACAGGGAGCCAGGAGCGTAGGGGCGAGGTAGCGAGGCTTGCAGCCCGACACCTCACGATAGCTCTTGCTGATACCCTTATACATGATGTCCTGCTCGCCCTCCTTGGTGGAGTAGCCGTCAACGAGATACGTGCCCGAAGGGTCGCCCACCATGATGGAGTAGTCCTTGCTTGTCGTCTCCCAAGGACGAAGGATGCGCACAGCCTTGCCCGAAGCGTCGTAGAGCTTCTGCGCCATGCCATACTGGTTGTAGAACCGTTCGGCATCGAACTTGCCAGCGTCGCAATATTTCTGCGTGTGCTCAGCGTCGAGGTAAAGCTCCACGTCACACTCGGCACGCATCTCCTCGGTGATGCCCACGGCAGGAGCGAACTTGCCATTGGCGTAGCGAAGCCAGTTGTTGCGCTTCAGCTCATCGGCTGGCATTACCTCCACACCCTCCTTGGCCTCGGTGTGGTCAACGAGGAACGGGCGGTACATATCCTGCAACAGTTGGATGCTCGCATTGGTCTGAGGGTTCACGAGGTCTGGACTGGCCTGTGACGTGTCCTGCGAGGCGTAGTAGTAAGCGTCGGATGTACCGCCAAGGTCGGCTACGGCCTGCTCCAACTTGCCAAGACGGTTGTTCTGCTGCTCATCGGTCTTCTCCAAGGCTGCAAGCTTCTCGGTCGTAGCAGTCTGCTCGGCAAGCGCCAGCGTCTTCTTCGCGCCGGTTCGGTCAGTCACCTCCAGCACGTTCTCGGCGGTGATGGTGGCGTTCACCTTCTCGGAAGCCGTTGCCGCGTCGTTGGCCTTTTGCGTTGCCGTGTTGGCGTTGGTGGTTGCCGTGATGGCCGCACCTGCCGCATCGGTGGCCTTCTTCGTGGCGGCATCAGCGTTGGTCTTGGCGATGTTGGCCGCCGTGGCCGCATCGGTTGCGCTCTTGGCCGCCGTAGTGGCCGCCGTGGTGGCCTTCTCCGCTGCGGCCTTGAACTCCTCCATGTCGATGAACTTATCCCAGTAGTCCGTATCGGTCAACGGGTGCCCAACGCAAGTCATGGTGGTCTTATCCACCTTCTTGCATGCGTAGACCGTAACACCGTTCAACACGATATAATCGTGCAGCCGATAGGCTTTCGTGGCATCGTAGGCCGTGCCAACCTTTGTGAAGATAACCTTCACCCTTGTCTGTGTCTTTGCCATATCTTATCTGTTTTGATTGTTTTTGTTTTACTTAGTGAATACTAAACTCCCATCAGAAGGGTCAAAATCAACGTCGAAATTGGCGACCTTGGCGGCCTGTTCCGCCCAGTCGCTTTCCGTACCCGTATAGCCATTCTCCTTCGCCACCTCATAGGCGCTCTTTCCACGGAAGGAACGGCCTTCTATGCGGTAACAGGTCTTGTTGCCCTGACCATCGTCGCGAATAAGCAACAGGGTGTCGCCATCCTTGAGGTCGGCTGCCTCGGTGAGGGCCACGACGTTAACGGTGTTCAAAGAATCTGTCATGTGCTCACTCCTCCTTTCCTGTTGTTATTACGATGGAAAAAGTGTCAGGGTCGTAATCCACGGCCACCTTAGCGTCGGCCACGGCCTGCTGGCAGTCCTTCACGGCTTGGTCGGTGGCCGCCTTGTTGGCCTTAGCCTCCTTGATACGCTCGGCTTCGGCATCGTTTCGCGCCTGCTCGTCTAAGACGCGCTGTTGCTCAGAGACAACTCTCGTCTCCTCTGCTCTCACACGGGCGGTCTCGTTGGCTATGCGCTCCTCCTCCGATGTCTTGCGTTCGGCCTCCTGACGGATGCGTGTTGCCTCGTCGGTCTTGCGCATATTCTCTGCCGACACACGCGACGCCTCGGCATCGTTGCGCCCACTCTCAGCGACCTGGCGCTTTGACTCTGCCGTGCTGCGCCCTTCTTCGGCCAGCACACGTTCCTTCTCCGCTTGGATGCGCATGTTCTCAGCCGTCTGCACGGATTGGTTCAGGCGCATCCCAGCCTCGGCCACGGCCTTTGCACGCTCGGCCTGCGTGTTGGCGTTGGCTGCCGCTGTGGTTGCCTGTTCGGTGGCGGCATCGGCCTTGCGCACGGCTTCGTCAACCGTGGAGTCAACCTCGGTCAGCTTCTCGTCCACCTTGGCGATGGCCTTCTCGGCATCGGTGATCAGGCCACCAAGCGCCACATCGGGAGCGAGGATGATGAGTGCCGTGTTCATCAGCACGCTGTCCTCACCCTCCTGTGGCGTGAAGGCCGTGTCGCCCGAGGCGTTATTGTCTACGATGCTAAACTGCTCATACTCGTTGCTTCGCCAGTCGTTGCCCAAGAACTTTCCCTTCACCTCTAAGGCGTAAATGCCACGGGGAATAGCGTCGCCCTCCACACGCGCATTGATGATGTGGTCGTCGGAAACGTCGATGGAGAAAGGCAGGGAGATACGGCGGTAGCTGCTAACCACGTTCACCACGATGTCGGTGCAACCCGGCAAGGGAAACGGCTCGGCCACCCCATTGAACATGCGGCTCACGGGGATGCGAAGCGTGAAATCGTTGCCTTTTACTATTTTCTTCATACTTTATAGGATTTTAAGCTTGTTATTGAACCCAGAGAAAGGGCGCTTCGTTTGACGACAGCATGACGGAAACCGTCTGGGCGGCGAGACCGTCAACGTAACCGTCGCTCAGTTGGCGAGGCCCGAAGAAAGCGTCACGGTACTTGTCGATAGAACCCACTCCGAAATTCTGCCCACCTGTTATCTCCTGCTCAAAATAGCCCTCATAGCCATTGTAGGCGCTGTCAGCCGGACGGATAGAGATGAGCTTGTCGAGCCAGTCGATATTGCTGCCGCCAACCACATACCAAGCGAGGTAAGGCACGGCGGTGTTGGTGCCTGTCTTCCACATGGTGATGACCGACACAAGCTCTATCTCCTGACCGGGCAGAAGCGCAATCCATCGGCCACGACGACCGTTGAGGTAGCAGCCTCCTTCGTACCAACTGGAGTCTGGCTTCACTCCGTTTGCAGCCTCTCCATCTGGCGTGATAGTAGGATAGGCGTACTTGTAGTTGTCGAGAGACAGCAATCGAGGGTCGGTACAGATGTAGACGGCGGTATTGGCTATTTCATTGCGCAAGGCCGCGTACTTGTTGTTAGCGTCGCCCCAGCTTGCGCTCTTCGCCCACATGCTGTAAGCGAGCGAGAAACCGTTACGGATGAGCACATGCGTGCCCGAGCGACGGTAGGCAGGAATAGTAATGCCACAACCGAGGTCAACAGCATCGTACATAGGAAGCGTCACCAAGGCAGGCGATGGATTGATGCCTGTTGCACCCAAGGCCGATGGGTCGGCGGTCTGTATTTGCAGACTCTTAATGGTTGTCATGTCGATGGGAGCGAACACGCCACCATCCGTAGTCATGAGGTTCTTCTTCGTGTTCACCAACTCGCCCACGTCGTTGGGCGACCAAAGCGTGCCGTCCACATCCACATAGCTTGTGGAGTCGGTAATGATTCCCTGCACCGTCAGGTCGCCCGTGACCATGGTCTTCTCGGCATCGAGCGTGATGCGCCCATTGGTGATGTCGATACCAGTACGGCGCAACTTCTTGGATATGTCCTCGTCCTCGATATAGTCGGCCTGCGCGTCGGTGTACTCCGTCATGACCGCACACGCCTCCAGCTTCGGGCGGCGGAACTGCGCACGGATGCTGTTGCCCGTGCCGTTGCCTCCAAACACACCGATGTTGAAATTCTTTCCCGTCGCGTCCGTCCAATCAGCTGCCAAGCGGAAATGCACCCACACACGCTGCCAGTCGCCCGAGGGCTTGATCTCCAAGTAGCCGCTCTCGGTGGCGTTGCCGTTCTCCTTCGAGTATATAGAGACCTTCCCCGAGTAAAGCTCCGAATAGAGCACCTTGCGCACAAACGACACAAAGGCGCAACCATCGTCCTTGCCGTCGATGCGACGAACATCGAACGAGAGCACATAGTCGGTGTTGGCCTTCAGGTAGCCCTGCACAACAATGGCGAGCTGCGTCTTGGTGGCCTGTGCGTCACGCTCCACCATAGCCACTCCATCCGTTCCCGTGACCACAGAACCATAAAGGCCAGCGATGCTTGCCGTAGAGCCATCCTGCGCAAGGGCGGCGGCGTTCTTCGTGAGCGCCAAGCTTCCCACGATGCGGTTGCCCATAATGTAACCGTAGTCGGCAGGAGCGAGCGTCCACCCGTTGCTCTCCGTGCCCTCCTCCATCATAGGCTGACAGAGCGAGAACGCACCCGTTGAGCCAAGGCAGAAAATGACGTTCACCCTTGTTGTGGTGGCCTGCAAGGTGACAGTAACCGCCTTCTTGCGCCACGTGCCCTTCGGGTCGGCATCGGCATCAAGCGCCGTGAAGGAGTTGTTCTTCGCTATTGTCGTGCCGTTGCCAGCATACTCATGCACGATGATGGAGCATCGTTCGCCGAAGGTGTCGCTCATGCGTTTGAGCCAAGCGGAAATGACATAGGTCTTGCCACCCGTAACGGGCACGTCGGCCCACCTCACGCCAGCATAGCTGTTGCCGATGGCCGTCTGCTCGATGAACAGTGAGTTACAATCGGAAAAACCATCGTAGGTGCGTATCTTCAGGCTGCTCTCCGTGAAGGCCGTGCCGTTGGGCGCATAGCCGTAGCCCTGGCGGTGGAAATCGGAACCCAAGAGCATGTTACGGCCTGTGCGCACGGCCTCCGAGCTTACCTCGACGGAAATCTCACGTGCGGTCTGCTTAATCTCCGAGGTGTACTTAGTGAGGTCGTCGTTGCTCTTAATAGGCACGCCATTAAGCGTAGTCTGTAAGTTCGTCACATCCTTGGCGGTTTGCGCCTGCTTATTCGTGAGCTCGGTGTACTTGCTGCTCAGCTCCGCGTTGTTGGAGCTGACCATGCCTGTAAACTTGGCCACATTAACGAGAAACGGCACTTGTTGCACATAAGCCTTACCGTCGTAGGTGAGTTGTACGGCGACATATCCGCTCGTCACGCTCACACCGCCATCCTTCTTGATGTAGCGGCCCTCAAGCGTCACCTCGAAATGGTCGGAAAACTTCGTCACCCTTGCGCCAGAGCATCCCTGTTGGTCAACGATGCCTGCGATAGGCTGGGTGCTGACGTTCGCGCCACCACGGTAGACGTAAATCTTTGCGGTCTTGCTCGTGCCGGTGGGCACAACTCCATCGGTTGCCGTGTCGAACACCATGGGCGCATCCTTAATGACAAACTCCACGGCATCCTTGCCGTCGGTGCCATTGGTGCCATCCTTGCCGGGCTGGCCATCGTTACCTGGGTCGCCCTTGTCACCCTTGATACCCTGCTCGCCCGGCTCTCCTTTGTCTCCTTTCAAGCCTTGGTCACCCTTATCTCCTTTCTCACCCTTGTCGCCTTTCACACCCTGCAAGCCCTGCTCGCCTCGCTCGCCTTTTTCACCCTGCTCACCTTTCTCACCTTTCTCACCTTGGTCGCCTTGGTCGCCCTTGTCGCCTTTTGAACCTGTGTCACCCTTGACGTAGGTCCACTTATAGTCACGCCAATTAGACGAGTCCTTGTCGTTGGTGTCGATGAGTGTGCCGATATATGGATAGGCCGTGCCCTGCGGATTAGCGATGGTAAATCCTGTGCCATCCGCATCTTTCATCCATGCTGTATGAATATAGTATTGGGTAGCTGATTTGCCATCCTCGCCCTTGATGCGGCCCATGTTGGTAAATCCGTTATGGTTCTCGGCATCCTCTTTATCCGTGCCTGTATAAGCCCACAGGTCGCCAGCGATGATGTAGCTCTCGTTCTCCTTTCCCGTGGTGGGCAGTTGGTCAACGCTATCAAACGTACCCTTAATGGTGACGCTCGTTCCATTCTCGCCATCCTTGCCGACATAGGTGCAAGTGAAGGTGTCGGTCGCATCGCCTGTGCTCCAAGTCGTTGTTGTCTTGGTCCACATAAACTTGCCCTCGTTCTTAGAAGGGTCGGGCATGGTGGTTTGCCAAGCGTTATCGGCAGGCTTTACGGCAGTAGCCGTAACCGCATACTTGTAGGTGGTTGACATAACCGATGGGGTCTTGCCATCCTTACCGTCAACCCCCGGCTTTCCGTCAACACCGTTCTTGCCATCCTGACCGGGCTTTCCTTGCGCTCCTGCGCTACCCTGTGCGCCATCCGACAAGACAGGGATGCTGAGAGTGGCAAGCGTATCGCCACCGCTCTTATCCTTCGCCTTGACGGAAACAGAGGCAAGCGTGTAGAAACTCACGCCAAGGTCGGACAGGCGCTTGATGGGCACATCAGCCTTAGTTGCTCCGTCGGTCGTAGTGTAGTCGGCAAAGAGATTGACGGTGGCCGTGACATCCTCCGTCTTGTTGCCCATCCGTTTTGTGACGGTAAAGGTCATGTCGGTGGGCGTGGCCGTTTGCGTGGTAGGCTTGCGAATGATGAAATCGGCGCTCGCATTTATCTCATACGAAACCGTGATGGTGTCGATGATGTTGTTGGGGTCGTCGTCGGTGAAGAACTTGAAGTTATTGGCGTTCTTCAACACCAGCAGGGGCGAGTCGAGCGACGTTAGCGTCTTCCACTGATATGGATTGACCCCACCGCCCACCTTGTAGGGCGCTCCCATGTTGTGGAACATGGCGATGGAGGGCGCGTTGGCAGCATCCACACCATCCTCCACAGAGGTTGTGAGCTTAATGAGGTTGCCATACTTGCCCCATTGCACCTGATCGCCTGCCTGCACGATGACATCGTAGGGCAGGGGAGCGTCTGGCTCTCCACCATCGGCGGCAGGCTCATAGCCGTAGAACACACGGGAGGCGATGGCCGTTCCCGACTCGTCGTTGGTCAGACCCTCATAGTCCGCCACCACTGTAGCGAAGCTCTCCATGCCGCTCTCAGTACCCACCTCAATCGACACGTTGCCGAACACCAAAGGCTTGCCGTTCCAACCAATAACCTGCGTAGAGCCAATGGGCACCACGGCCTCGTTGCCGACGAAGGTCTTTTTGTTGGAGAGAATGACGTAATCGTATAGCTTGCCATCGTTGAGCGTTTCTTGGCCTACTCCAACAACCAAACGCCAGTAATAGCGGTTGGCAAGGTTGGCCGTATCGCCCGCCTTGACATTAAAAGTCTGGCAAAGGGCCATCATGCCCGGATGCCACCAGTTCATCGTCTTGGTCGTGCCGTCGTCTGCCAAGGCGTAACACTTATAGGCTATAACGGTCTTGCTCTCGTTGAGCACATCCACAACCTTCATGATGGTGCTGCCCGCGTTGGAGAAGAGCGTTGTGCCGCCCGAATAGCTCACCTTGCGCACCTCGGCAGAGGCCGCAAAGAACTTGGTGCGGGCCGTGAGGTAGTCGATGTAAAGATGGCTCTTGCCATCCTCACCCATATAGAGGTCGAAGCCCTGCGCCCCCATGATGACACGCTCGGCAGGCGTTGACTTCGCATCATGCACACGGTCAACCACCACGTCGGTCAGGGTGGCGTTGCCCTTGACATTAAGGTCGCCGCCTATGGTGGCGTTGCCATCCATCCGCACATTGCCGTGAAGGATAGTGTTGCCAAAAACATCCGCAAGACCTCGCACCTGCAAGTCTTTCATCGACAAGTTGAACTCGGTAGAATCGTCATGGCGCTTCGACAAGGCGTTATCGTCAACATACTTAGGCGTAACTATCCGGTCTTCAGAATCAACAGGTGTTGCGCTGTTGGCAATACCGCCCAATTCTCCCTGCCCTTCAAACGTTATGCTACCACCCTTGACTACGGTCAGAACCTGTGCGTAAAGACTACGGAATTTCGTTCCGGCCTTCATGGTGAGATCCTTGAGGAATGTCACCAGTTGGCTCACTTGGATATACTCGTACCAAGCAGTATCGGTAGGCCCCGCCGCCAAGGCTTCGTCGGAAGACAAATACCCCGTAACGACATCGGCCTTCCAATCGCGCTTCTCCGTACCGTTATCGCCCGATGATGTCAGGACACCTTGCAAAAAGATGTAGTAAAATCTCTCGTCACCAACCTGCTCGTCCGCATGATTCTTTCCATAAACGTCAATTTCCTCAGAGGGGAACACCACCCATGCCGTCGTGGCGCTATTCAGATCACGCGGGATGGCCGCATAAATGTATTTTTCAGAATGCGTATTAAAGACCGTAGGTGCGGCCTGCAAGGGCCATCGGCGGTAGTTGTGCCCCGCATCATAACCAATGATGCCCTTAACGTACACAAGTATCAGGGCACCGCTTACACACGATGCCTGTATAAAATTGGGATTATTCAGGGCATTCAGCTCGATATAGAGTGCCGAGGGAGAGATCCAGTAATCTTTTGGTGTTGCTTGTGTTGTCATTTATTCGTTTTATCTAATAGCGAAATTACAACAAACAACTTTTTTCATACGGACATAGGTGGAAACACAAACGGCCCCAAGGAACCCAAAACATTCCTTGAGGCCATAAGATTTATAGAAAGATGGAAAAGAATGTTATCCTTTTACGTTGCCATAGATGCCAAACTTTACCGAAAACGACAAGGAGTACATAGCGCTTTGCGTATGATCAACAAACGCTATTTCATCATCCGTCTCGATCGTGCAAGGCAAATAGCGGTTGCCGACCAAAATCCAAACGTGTTCGCTCATGAAGAACTCGTGCAAATACCACCGCAACCAATCCTCATTCAATGGGTCGGTCTCAAACGTCCACGTTTCTTGATTTCCCGACTTCTTCACAAGGGCGCGTGAAAAACGCGCAAAAGATTCCTTTACGGTCCTTATGTAGGAAGATGATGATATGGCGAGTTTTTCCCTATGCGCTTTCGGGACGCTAACGCTCTCTAATACACCAAATGAATTGATAAAGCGGAAAACGTCACGGTATTGTCCTTCGGTGGCCGGCATGGCGTAAACAGACTGGTCTCCCAAAATTTGTTGGCCTTCCTTAGTGATAACCGTCACTTTCGACTCGGGAGCCACAAGCGATTCACTCCCATCAATGGTTTGTGGCGACACATAAGACGACGTATAGGCAAAAGGCTCACCTACACATACCAAGTGAGGAGAAGAAGTAGGCTTGGTTGACAAACGAGTCACACCTTTGGTTTCGCCCGCCGACAAACGCTCTATGTCGGAAAAGGCTCCAAACAAGGTGCAAAGGTATTTGTCGGCAACAGGATAGGTAATGGGGGCTGTGGAATGGACCTCACCATTCAGCATATACTCATCGTATGTGCTGACACGAAACTTCACCATGGGATAAACCGTTGGCTCGGATGTGTAAACGTAAGCATCACGGAAAGTGCGCAAGGCCGACGAAACATCCACCTCGACAGTCGTTCCCGATTTCTCTTCCAGGACAGGCTCAAACATCTTGATGGTCTCAAAGTTTCCACCCATCATGCCACATTTCACTTCCACCACAACACGATGAAACGATGGAGGCGTATCAAGGATGGTTGGTGTTATCTCAAACGTAATAGGGGTCCCGTTAAAGATTGAACCCGATTTTAGTGCAATTCTCGAAGCCATAAAAACAAATTGTTCGTTGATTTATAAACTGTAAATTTCAAGTTCTACCTTTCCCAAGCCGTCCTTTGCCGACACCTCCGCGTTTACCTTGTCAATAAGGAATTTCTTCCCATCAAGAACCCACCATTCACGCCAATGGTTCTGAATGTCGGCTATTTGGGCAACAGAGGTGAAACACGTCACATAGTATTTCTTGCGATGGAGCAAGAAATAGATGTAATCAATCAGGAACGTGTCTACCCATCCCCTGTTTTTGATAAGCGGATCGCTCACCACAAGGGGTGCGCTCGCCCATTCGGGCTGCACCCATGCACGTGGTTTCAAGGAGAAACGCTCCTCGTTGCCTATGCCCACTTCTGTGCCGTTATAGTCGTACACATGTGCATAGTTGTCAACCGAATCGGTGGTAAGGGCATACTTCCCGACCGTTGTGCGCCATTTGGAGTTACCAAAGCCATCATAGTCGTAATCATAAGCTTCATGGCCCGAATCCACTCCACCTCCACGCATGATGGCGACTGACAGCCCCCAATCGTGATTTTGCAAGGGCGAGTTGCCATCATCGGTAGAAGATGGATCGTAACTCTCACGAAGCGACAACACCTCGGTAACGTAGAAGTCAGCCACAGCCGAGGATATGGTGTTCTTCACATATTGTTTAACAAACTCATGCTCCATATCCTCATCGAAGAGTGCGACCATCTGCGTCTCCGCATAACCACCATTGATTTCCGTAGCCATGTGTCCCTCTATCACGCCTTCTGTAGGCTGCACGGCTGCATCGTTATAAAAGACCTTGCCCGAACTTGCCGACAAAGCCTTACGATAGTTGGCATCGACCATACCTACGGGGACAAACGACGATTTCATTTCGTAAACAAAATCCTCGTTAAGCGTGGAGCAATCGCCTACCTCCACACCTTTCAACGCTCCCACCTCAAACAAACGAGGCTTCATATCGCCTGCGTTGGTGAAATCCTTGTCGATCTTCACACGATACTTGTTGCCCGTCTGCAAGTCAACAAACAGGTTCATCTGGCCATTGTTCACGTTATGAATAATGTCCTTGTAGGTGAGATTGGTGATGGTGCGGTCTTTCCTATAGTCGATATAATCGTAATCGGTATTGTAGTCTTTCACGTTGTTCTTCACGTTGTCGCGTTGTTCCTTCGCTTCGCTCTCTGCCGAATAGCACGCCCTAACACCCGTAATCTTCCCCGTGACAGGCACCATGGAAAGCAACTGGGCGTGAAGGGTGCGTGGGGTAGGGTTCTGCTTGCGAAACACGTCACGGATGAGATAGGCCGTGACCTTGCGCCGCTCGTAGTCGTAATAAAACTTAATGCCAAACTGCTGCTCCAAAGAATCAATCACGTCCGACACCGACTCGGCAGGGAAATTCTCGCCATTGGCATACATACGAAAGATGCTGGCGCTCATTTGCGCTCCGTTGATGGATGTTTTTGTGGTGATGCTCGCCACGCCATTCTCTCCAACCGTCTCAGTGGTCGCCGTATCGCTCTTCATCTCAATGAGCTTTCCGGTCCGATAGGTCTTGTTGGGGAAACGGGGGTCTTCCACCTCCTCAAACGTAAAGGTCACGGGGTAATAGCTTATTTGCTGCACGCTCTTATCCTTCGGATTTTCGAGTTTCAAATTGCCGCCACACCCACGAGAGTCGAGCCATTTGTTTACATCCTCAAAAAGCGTATTGATGTTTTTCTCGCCCGTGACCACCTTCTGAAAGAAGCCCAACTTCACATCATCGATCGTCTTCAGTCCGGCTTTCACGGCTTCATCATTTTTGTCATACTTGGAGCCGTAATAAAGAGGCTCTATGTCGTAAGCGCACTTCGTTGTGAAAAAGCACAAACGGTTCATGTCGTCAATGGCCGTAAGCGCCGATTTGTCGAACTGCACACCGAGGTATTCAAAGAGGCAATCGAGGAAAAACAAAACGTAGAAGCAGATGCCCGATTGTGGGCGGTCGGCATCCAATACCCATATCGGACCACGGTCCTCATACATTTCCTTGCCTTCCGCCGAATCTCCACCGCGCTTCGCTGCCGACTCTACCACTTTATCCGATGTCGTTCCATCTTCGCTAATGTCGTAATGCTTATAACACACCCTGGCGTTGCAATAGGGTTTCAAGGGGTAAGGATCCGATACATTGATGTAAGAGGTTGTGACCTTGGGCACCTTCACGTTGTTGCCATTGGGGTAAGCGACGGTCTTTTCTAAAACGGCCTCGTGCAACGTCCCCGTTTCCTCGCATTGGGCAGGATAGGAAAAGCCCAGCGCTTGCGGTGATATTGTAGACGAGGCCTTATAGGTTCCCACCGATCCTTGTTTCTTACTGCCTTTCTTTCCCGAATACTTGATAACCACATCGGTCTTGTAATCAACCTGCACATTCACCTCGTCGATCTTCTCGCCTATCAAGAGCTGGTCATGATAGCGTGTGGGTATAGGCACCTCATTGCATTTGAGGTCACCTATGAGGTCAGAGAACGATTGCGTGCTTGCGTCGATATTGAGAGAGAGGGCATCTTCTATCCGTTCATCTTCCTGGATAATGGCTGTGCCCGACGCAAGGGGCACTCCGTCGGCGATGATTTGCATGGGCGTATGCTCGTAGCTCACTGGGCGTATGTCGCTACTCACGTCATCAACATTCTTCAATATATGCCGATTGCCTTCCATGGGCAACTCTACCGGATAGGAGAACATCTCAACATCGTTGAAGAGTGGGTTCTTCAACTCTATGCTGATCGACGCGTCTTCCTTTAAGGTAAGAGGCTTGCCATTGGCGAGCATTGTCAATTTGCTGTTCATGCTGTTTTAACGAATTTGAAAAATGAAAAACAAAATTGAAAATTGTTACTCAATGATGCGGGCGTTGCCATGGAGCGTAATGTTGCGGATGGAAGGCGAATACACCTTTGTGTCGCCGCTCGCCTCTATCTTGCGATAGCCGGAAGCGTGAACCTCTCCTCCATGCGCCTCGCAAGTAACGTTCTCGTGAACCCAAACCCGCACCGACGACCACAAACGCGAGGAGTCATAAGCCAGCACTTGGCCCTTGCTGATATAGCCATAGGCGTGTTGCTTCAAGATGATGTAAGCGTCATCGCTCTTCTCGCTATACACCTGACTATGGCCCCACGCCCACACATTGGCTGCTCCCAAGACATAACACTTGGCGTAATCGAACACTTGAACAACGCTATCCGTATCGGTCACAATCACCAAGACAAATTCGGGTGCCTCCGTTGGGCACTCATTCACGTAAATGCCGGCTTTGTTCATTTCCCGCTTCAGGGATGGGTACAATTCGGGCAGCCGTTCATTGAGGATGTCGGCATATTTGCTCTCAACAAGATCTTCCCAGTTGGCCCGCCATACAGCCATAAGCTGACTAACGTTCTCGGCGGCGAGCATGGCCCGATAGCCTTCGACGCAAGCGTGGCGGTCGTGGCAGGCTTGGGTGCAAACGGCCTTTAATGTTTCAAATGGAGTCATGATTTGTCTTTTTTAGTGTTGGTTGCTTCTTCTTTTGTTTTCTCCAACAGCGCATCAAAGCCCTGCAACTCCTCCTCGCTAACGATGTCGGCATATTGCTTGCGAAGGGTGGCTATGCGCTCGGTCATGCCCTTCACTCGTGCCTTGGTGGACGGCTTATCCTTGCGGCAGATATACTTGATGAACGCATCGGCCTCTGCCTTGTGCTTGGCACGGCGGTCGCGCTCGGCTTTCACCTCTGGGCGGTCGGAGGCTATACGCTCGGCCACCTGTGTGGCAAATAGCGGGTCACGACTTAGCGCCTTCTCATAGAAAGGCCGAAACTGCGTGCGAAGATTCTGAGGCGATATGTTGCATTTCTGCTCAACAAAAGCGATATACTCCGGGTCGCCGGTCTTGGGGGATAGGCGCAAGTAAATCTCGCCAATCTCACGGTCTACGGCAATATAGATGTTAGGCAATATGTCGCTTTCTATCTTCGCCGCCCTGGTGGAAAGCTCTGCTATCTCTTCATCTTTATAGAGGACAACCTTGCCACCTTCAAAACATTTCTCGTTGGCTTCGGCCATGGTCTTAGCCCTTTCTGAAAGAGAAGACATCTCGTTGCGAAGCGAGCGCACCTCGTTGACCCGCTCCTGCAAAGGTTTCGACAGGAATGGGCGTAGCTGCATGAGGTTGGGCATGGTGGCCGCTATGCTCTCGCCGTTTGGATTGGCCACGATGCCGCCATAGGTAAGAGGCTGCAAGGTGAGGTCGGGCTGTAGGTCGGGAAAGAGCGAGCGGCGTGTTTCCTCCAACACCTTTTCCTTTTGCGCCTCGTTATATGCGGCTTGCTCCTCTCGTGAGGGACGGCCCACGTGACGCTTGGAGGTGGTTACGGCGGTCGTTGGCATGGTTTGCAGGTAGGTGAGGAGTTGGCGTACACGACGATGATAATCGCGGAAACGGCGGCTCTCCTTTACGAACGATGCTGCTCGTGGCGTTTGCTCCAAGAGCTCCAAGCCCCGTTCAAAAGCCTCTCGTTGCTCGGTGGTGAGCATGCGTGAGGACATGGCGGGCAACAATATGCGAATAATATCTTCCATAAGCGCAATAAGCATTAGTACAACAAAGGGGAAACAAACATCTTGCTGCCGGGTTGGTTGTTTTGGTAGCCTTGCTCCTCGTTTGTGCTTGTCGAGGAAGGCGTATTGTTGGTGGCGGGAGCATTCTCGGCCTTGCGCTTTTCCATGAGCCTCATGATGGAGGCCCGTAAAGAAATGGATTCGTCGTGGGCACGTTGGCGACGGGTCTTGTCAATGGTCAGAACAGAGGTACGCTCCTCAAGGTAGGCCACCATCAACCTACGGGTCTTGCGAAGAAGCAGTTCGTCAGATGCGTCGGTCGAGGTCAGCAAATGTTTGAGGGTGTCCTCACCTATTGCATCGGCAATATATTCCTCCTGGATGTAGTGGAGGTCGGGCAAGAGGCGAATGAATTTTTCACGACTCTCGTAGATGTCGAGATAGTGCTGAAGGTCGGCACATGTGGCGATGAGGAGGTCGTGGTGAAGGTAGTAGTAGGTGCTCTCTTTCCATAGATTTGTGATTTCCTCAATCTCGGCTGTTTGCACGCTTTCGTCCGTTTTCGGTACACTATTGTCGGTATTCAGTACGCTTTCGGTTGTTTTCTGTACGTCAGAAGCCTGTTTCTTAACACAACCCTTTGCCCAGTCTTCGAGCATTACAAGCAGTTGGTTGAGCGACGCCATGGCCTCTCGTTTGTAGCCCTGCACGCCCTTGTCGAGAAGGTCTTTCGACACATTCTCGTAGTCGTTGCTCGACGCTACGTTTACGCCCACTCCGTTAATGGATATGGCCTGCTGATAGGCAAAACGGGCGAGGGCATCGAATACCACCATCCGTTGTGCGTAGAGCAAGAGCTGCTGCCAAGGATGACGGGTGTGCTCACCATTGCAGACCGACAAGTAAAAGTCTTCGGGCGAAATGGTGAGGTAAAACTCGCACAAGCGATCGTAAAGGCTGTTGCCCAACTTATCGCGCAAAAAGTCTTTCTCGCTGTTGTCGAGTATGCCTTGAAGAGAACTTATCTCGTCGATGGCGTTGCTGGGGATATGAAGCCGAAGCTCCTGGGTGGTTGAAATGATCATAAGCTATGTTTTTTACTACGAATTACACGATTTTCACAAGTTGTCAGAACAGCGTGAGCTGCGCTTGCTCCTGCTTGATGCGCTTGCAAGCCTTGTCGTAATACTCCTTGTTGAGCTCAAAGCCGATGAAGTTGCGCTTCTCACGGATGGCTGCAATGGCGGTGGTCCCGCTGCCCATACAGTTGTCTAAGATGGTGTCGCCCTCGTTGGAGTAGGTGCGGATGAGGTGCTGAATAAGAGCTACCGGCTTTTGCGTAGGGTGCATGTCCCTTTCCTTTTCCTTGTCGAAGAAGAGCACAGATATGGGGTATTTCTCGGTGGTCATTTCCTTTGAGTAAACCTCGTTGTTATAACGTCCATAACAAACATTACCTTTCGGCTTACCATACTTATGCCCTCTCGAATGGTTGGGGAACCCTGGGCGCATTTGCGGATTAAACGTTGGCAAAGCTCGATAGAACACGGCTATGTCCTCATGGCATCGCATCGGCATACGCCTTGCGTTCAGAAAGCCTGTGGGTCGGTCTTTTTGCCATATCAGGTTATAACGCCAGTTCTTAGGCTCGGCCATCATGAGTTTGGCAGTAAACATTCCTTGGCAGAAAAGGATGATGGGCGTATTCTCTTTTGCAACACGCCAATATTCCTTGAAAAGAGGCTCTATGGGAATCATGCAATCCCATTGGGCTTTCTCGTTTCCTCGGTTCAAAACCTCATACGGCAAGTCGCAGATAATACAATCTACGCTCCCGTCAGGAATCTTCTTCATCCCTGACAGGCAATCCTCGTTGTATATCTTGTTTAGCTCTATCATGCCCTACGCTTTACTTGTTACACATCCTGCTTCGCCACCCCCGTCTTCGAGTTATCCAGCGTAGTGAGCACTTCACGGTCGATTTGCCACACCAGGTGCGAGTCCCAGTTGTTCCTACGCGTTATCACCTCCAAAGGCCGAAGCATGAGTTGCTGCATGGGCGCGAACTGGATTTGCTTTACCAAGAAACGCTCGCGCAGGTCTGTGCCGCCCGATGATGTGGCGTCGCCGGGTGTGTTGCCAATGAGCTTCGAGTCCAAGCCCATGGCAAAGAAGATGATAGACGAAATTTCCTGAAGCTCGGTCTTCTCGGCTTGCGCTTGCGAGTTGGCCTTGGTCTCAATCTCCACAATCTCCCAAGCCTTATGCTCCTTACCGTCCAAACCAGTGAACACGGCAGAGATAAGAGGCTGGCCTGCGTTTCTCCGGTCAGAGAGCCAACGGTTGATGTCTTCAAACACCTCTTGTTGCAACTGCTGAATGGTCTTTTTATTCTCCTCGTTCTTCTGTTGCTGATCAAGTCGCATGAGATATTCCTGATGGATGTAGATAACAAAGCCAATGGTGTTCGAGTTGCGCTTGCGAGTCAGGCGGTCGTCCACGATGGTAAAGGCATACTCAAAAATGCTGCCCGCAAAGATGCTATGCCAAAGGGCATCAGCATAATAGGGGCCTCCAAAATCGCGTGGCGACATGATGAAGCGGGTGGGGCGGTTCTTCTTGCTCACACGTTGTTGGCGGGCCTCGCGCACACGGCGGTCGAGGTCTTTCACGGCGGTATCGGCTGCCAGGTAGGGCACGGCAGCTATGCGCATATCCTCTGCCGACAGAGTGGCGCGGGTCTGCGACGAGTCGAGCCATTGGTTAGAGGTGTAGGCATAGTTGATGCGGTATTGGCTATCCATACGCTCCAACCGTGTGGTGAAGATGCTACGATGCTTTAGACCAATGGCTTTCGGGTCCCATTGTGAGGTGGGGATGGGATGGCCGTCGGCATCCAGTTGCCGTTGGTTGAGTTGTATCTCACAGAAACATTGCGACATGAGCGCCATATCTCCTGCCATATCGAGGTAGGTCTTCATCAAGTCGTTGTTGCCAAGAAACACCTGCAGCTCCTTGTTGGTCTGCTCCCATGTGTCGAGGGCTCCCTTGAGAGCCTTCATCTCGTCGGAGTCTTCCCTCGGCTGATTCTGCAAGAAATTATCGAGCGGGTCGTCTGTAGCGTTATTGTTCTGCTGTGCGGCTTGCTCCTGCGCCTTGAGGTCGGCTATCTGTCCGCGGAGCAATGCGCCAGCCGAGGCGAAAGAGATGTACTTCTCGGTGATGTTTCCTCCCACATACTGGGTGTAGTGGTATTTGGGAGAAGGGCCACGGCCAACGAGAATCTTCTTAACAAACTCAATTCCAGCGGCGGTGAATGGCGACATCTTCGAGAGAAGGTATATCATGTTGGGCAGACGGTTGCCCAGTCCCCATTCCATGAAGCCAAGCCCAGGTGTGCCCACACCCTGCGGCACGGCTTTATTCTCACCACCGCTTGAAGCAAAGATGGTTGATATTTCGTTCCGTGCGCCGTCTGCGCTGGCCTGTCCACTTTGCGATATGAGCATGGAATGGGCATAGTCGCCCCACGAGAAGGTCTTGCTTCCGTCGCCATTACGGATGCCGAACGCCCCAGGGCGCACGGCCACAAAACCTTCCGCTTTCAACTCCTCACTACGTTGTTGGAGCTCATTGATGGTTGATACTTTAGTCATCTTATCTGTTGTGTTGTGAAAAGATATGGGAAACGTCTGCGACACACGCGAGAACCACCCACTTTTGATACAACAAAGATAGGGGAGTTTTTTTATGTGGGGCGGACATGGATCATCCTCGGCGGCTTTCTTTTACATCGAATGAAACAGATGAAACGGATGGGAAGTTGTCCGCTTGCTTGTATCTGCATCCGCTTAAATTCGTTCAATCCGATGTGAATAAAAAAGCCCTGCTATCCTCACGAACAACAAAGCTTGACAAATTCAAATTTTCAATGTGTTAATCAATCATTCAGTCGTATGTATATGATAAGCGTTGTGTCTGCCTATATGTCGTAGTCGCACATTTGGTTGGCAGGGCACAACTCGTAGTTCTCCACGTTCTCAATCACCATATCCTCGCCATTGAACTGCTTGATAATTAGTTTGCGAAGCAGGGCGTCGGGGTGTACGCTGCGAATGTTGTTGTTAGAGATCCATATCGGGTGGTTGGATTCCTGGGTGTAGACCACGAGATACCACGGTCCGGTCTTGTACTGATCCATCACCAATGCAATCTTGGAGTTAAGAAGCGAGGAAACCTTGTCGATGGTTTTCTCCATGAGCTCCTCCTTGCCCTTCCGTCCAAACCTGTTGAGCCAAGCGGCGAAGATGGAAAACAGCAGGATGATGAGAATCACGATGAGTGTTGAAAAAATGAAATTCATAATTGTTTTTGTTTAATTGTTATTGTTTATACTAATTTTTATAATTGTTGGTTACTACCCATACGCTCAATCCGATGTTGAGCAAGAGCATGATGATAATAATGGCCCAATACTCCTTGTCGCTCAGTTCTACCGAAAGATACTTGAAGTCGGAAAACTCCTTTCTTTTCCACTCCTTCTGCACAATCGGTTCGATGTACGAGGCGAAGGCGCAGAGGTCAAGTCGGTGCGACGTAAACCAGTCGCGGCTCTTCACGGCAAGCACGGGCGAGTCACACCAAGAGAAGGCATCGCTCCACATCACGCGGTTACGGCTGTCGAGACCAATGCAGACCACAAGCTCGTTCTTGTTACCTCCTTGCCAATACGACCGCTGCTTGTCGGCAATGGATAGCGGCTTGTTGCGGTAGAAGAGCAAATAAAGGCGAAACTCCTTTTTCGGCCCGTATCGGGCATTGAGCACACGGATGGCTCGTTCCTGACGGGCAGAGAACTTTGCTCCGATGATAGGCGACTGGTCGCAAAACCGTATCTTGGGATATTCGTGCAAACCAAGTCGGCGTGCCTCCTTTTCGCTGATGTCCTCAAACTTAAACACCGAGCGCGAAGCCTTCACCTTGTTCTCATATTCATGTTCACGGGTAACGGAATAGAGCGTAGCGGGTTGACCGTTCCATCGGTATTCATACGCATCGCCATCACGAGTGTAATAGTGGCGGTGCATATCCACGAACACCGAAGCCACCGACAAGCGACGCTTCATAGCCGAGAAATCTTCGTCGGAGCAATCGCGCTCACGCCCCGAATGGTCGTAGTAGGTCCAACGTTCGGGATGGTTTACAGTGACATAGTAGGTTCGGGTGTGACTCTCGCCTTTGTCGTCGGTGTAGGTTTCGGTATGCTCCTCCTGCTCATTCCACGGCTCATAATAGCGTATCTTCGTGACGTAGCTGCCCAGGTATTCTGTGTCGCTCGACTCTACGCGCTCAAACTTCCATATCATCGCTGCGCCCACAAGGAGCGAGGGGATGATAAGTATGGCATGTTCCCACCATGTGGTCTGCTTGCGGAAAAACAGTAGCAACACAGCCGACACAAAGAAGGGGATAAGGAAAACGAGTAGTTCCATAAGCCTTTATTGTTTCTTGCCGAACAGGTCCACGTCGTTATCCTCGCCTACATCCATCACTTCTTTGGAGCGCGACGAAGAAATAACCTTATACTCGATAGGCATGGTGTTCGACACGAACCATCGGGCAGGGTAGGTGCGAGTAAGCGTTTCGTGTTCGCGGATGATGTCAAGCATACGTTCCTGAGAGGTCTGAAACTCGGTGCGCTGTATCTCAATGGCCTGCATGAGGTCGCGGTAGAGCGACACGTCGAAGTTGGGGTTGCTCTCCTTGATCCACTTCATCATCGTGCCCTTGTCGTTCTGATAGCGTCCGGCAATAAGCTGCGGATAAATCTTCTCGAAGGTCTGCTTGTACTCGTCGGTGACCTGCGCCTTCTGCTGAATGATTTTCCACATCTTGTCGTGAACGCCCTCAATCTTTCCGCGTTGCGCTTCGGCTTGCTGGCGAAGGGCAATCTCGCGGTTGTTGTAACTAAAGTAGGTGACTACCAGTGAGCCGATAACGATGGCAACCACAAGCAGTATGGATGCCATGAAAATGTTCTTCGTTTTCATTGCTGTTGTTGTATTTGTTATTTTGTTCTTGTTTCTTTCAAGAGATATTTGTAAGAGCCAAATACGTTCTCCTTGCCCTTCTCAATCTTCCAGTCGAACCCAGCCGCTTGCAAGCTCTGCACGAAGGTATTGTAGTCTCTATCTACGATATATGGAGAAATGTTTTCTTCTTCAAAGACAACGATGTTAGGGTTGATGTCGAAATCAACGCGTAGGGACTTGTCGCCAAGAAATTTGCATGACAGGGAAGTATCACGAGGGTCAATGATGTGCAGGTTATAGATGTCCTTTCCGCTTATCCAAAGGTAAGCATAGCAATACAGCCTTTGTTCTTCGGCATCATACCGCTTTGCGCACACAATGGTGGTGTCAGAGTTGCAAAGCGACAAGATTGCGTAAAACCGACCGTCCTCGATGTGGTTAAGCATATATTCGCGACGCTCTTTCGGGGTGAGGAGTACAAGAGACTCCTGCAGCCATATACGTTTTTCCTGCTGCTGACATCTCTCCTTTTGCTTTGCCTTCTTCTCTCTCCAAGTGCGAAAGAACTTGCGCCACAGCCCAAAAAGACAGGCGGTAAGGAGTGCTACTCCTATCACGCCCATCATGCACAGGAAGTATTTCAATAAGATTGTTTCCATTGTTTCTATAAAAACTTTATTCGTTTTACTTTGCCTTAAAGTTGTATATCGGCTTGATGCGCTTCACCACGGTCACGGTGTCGCCAATCAGCTTTTCAATCTCCTCTGCCGACTTATACGCCATTGGTGCCTCGTCGATGGTGGACTCGCATACCGATGTGGAGTATATGTCGTGCATCTGCTGGCGGTATTCCTCCATGCTGAGCTGCTTCTTGCCCGCCACCTGGGTTTGTGCCACCCAATGTGTCGGGAGCGGTCTTGTGCAAAAGTAGATTATTCCTTTTACTCGATACGGACATTCTCCTCGAAGTCGTATCTCACGCCTTGGTTTTGCAACCAAGCCACAGGCGTTTTGGAGAAGATGTCTGCCTCACAGTCGGCAACGGCTTGCACAAACGCCTCATACATCTTCTGTTCGTCAGGTTCTTCCAGAAAGCCTTGGCTCGTCCGCTGCCATATCAGATTAGGGCGTTTGCCATTCTTCTTGTTTCCTTTAACAACAAGCATGACACTTACGGAGTTTTCACCCTCTCCCACATCCGCACGAAGCATGCCGTAGCCAAGCGGTTTGCCAAAAGTGTAGCAACCGCACAGATTCCCAAGAAAGCGGTAGCCGTAGTTTCGCAATGCTTTTATCACAAATTCTCTCATGTTCAATCTTTTTTATAGTTCCACTAATACTTTTATCTCTTGGTTGCCTCCTGTAGGTACAAGACAAGCAGGGCATAAGCCTCGGGCAGAATATACACGACGCAGCACATCAAACATGTGGGTATAGGGCGGTGTCTGCATCATGCCGACCACGAGTATGCGTGCGGCGTCAGTCATCGACATTATTGTCTTGCTGCTTCCGTTTTTGTTCTTCCTTACAAACTATCTTGCCTCTATCCTTCAGTCGGAGGCAGAAATATTCACAATTCCAACATGCGCAGCTATCCACTCTTACTGTTTCTGGATTTTCTTTGCAGAAAGGGTCTCCAGTCTCCACCATATCGTGAGGACATTCGGTGTTCTTGACGAGAGTGAACCCTTTTTCCTCAAGCAAGTCTATAAGGGTGCTGCGCTCTTGCTTTAAGTCTGCGTTCTCGCTTCGCAATTTGGCAAGCTCGTTTCTGAGGTTGTCGGTCTCACGCCCTTGCGCTATGTTAGCATTGCAGACGTTGGTGTAGCCTTTATGCAATTCCTTGAGATTGACCTCCGCCATTTCCAGTTCCGCCACCACATTCTCATTCTGGTCTTCCAGATTGAAGAGTTTCTTTACTACCCTTTTATAGCCTCTGTTAAGACAGCGTATTTTTAGTTTCATCGACTCGTTTTCGGCTACCAACTCTTTGTTACGCCTTGTGTAGGCAACATGCTTTTTCAATGCTTGATGTTTCATTGTCTCTATAGTTTTATTACATATTATACAACAGCGACATCAATGCCACTGCCTTTTGTGGAATACACTCAGCGGATCTTCTCAAACATGCGAGCGTAGGGTGGTGTCTGAATCATGCCGACTACGAGTGTGCGTGCGGTGTCAATCATCGCCTGACAGGTCCAATATTCAACCCCAAAAGAGCCTGCCGGCAGATCACACCGCAGCCATCAATGATACCCAGGCAAGAGTCGCATTCCAGACAGGCTATAGAACACACAGCAGGGTGGCCTTGTCTGTAGCCGCAAGATGTTCCTTTTTTCATATAAAGGTTTTTGCCCTTCACAAAGGTGTGGATTGCTTTTGCAAAACGCGCCAGCTCTCCATTCATCCTTTCCAGTTTGTCGCAATGGTCGCGCATCTTGAGCATATTGTCGAGCATCTGCTTTTCAGGGTCGTCCTTGTGCTTCTCCATTCCTCGCAACTGACGAGCCACGTTGTTGTATTCGTCCACAAGCTGATGCACACGCTGCTCCAACTCCACGTTCTCTGCCTTCAGGTCGGCGATGATGTAGGCAAGCGTCTCCATGCGGTTGTCTTTAGGCAGGTTTACATACTCGCATACTGCCAGTCGTCTTTCCATATACTTGCGCTGCTCGTCAGTAGCAGGGACGTAGGCATCGGCTGTGCGTGTGCCTACGCGATAGGGTGGAGGCGGGACCTTGAATATTCTTCGCATGTCGGTATATGCCGAATACTTTACTACTCCTTCTTCATCTACTCGCGCCACCTTTACCAACATTTTTCGCTCTTTATCGTAGAGGATGTCGCCAGGCTTGATCTCTTCTGTTTTCATTGTCTCTATAATTTTATTAAATATTTACAACAGTGACATCAATGCCACTACGTTTTTTCTTGTCGGAAAATCCTTTTATATTTACCCATTTGCCGAATGGGAAGTGATCGACATATTTCTGAACCATATAAACGGTCACAGGGATGCAACCGTCATAGGCCTCCTTCGAGAAATGGTCTATACGTCTCCAACACTTCATCGGTCATCAAACCTCGGTCTGTAAATTGATCTTCAATGATGTCGTCGGGAATCCATTCAGGATGCTCTCGGCAGATGCGTTCAAAATCTTCTCTTGTCATATCAATCAAATAATGTTAGAATGGTAGGTTTGCGTTCTCGCTCAAGTGCTGTACCTGCAAGAGAGGGATATAGACGAGCAAAGATGTCGGACATTATATCTACAACGATACTGTTACCTCCAAGGTCACCAATCTGATTGGGCGACAATCCAGAATGATACAACGTTTGAATGTCCTTGTCTTCAAGTCCCATCAGGCGCATTTGCTCAAAAGCCGTAAACTTGCGTACCGATTTGTCGATTGAATTATAAACGTACATTCCAACGTTCCCCCCCCCCAACTGAACCTGTTGTGCAACAATGCGCACAATCCAGTTTATGAAAATTAACAACGTGTCCTTTTGCATCCCTACTATGACCAAAAAGAAACACTTGGCTACTGCCAGATTCTATATCGTCCAGTCGCGCAAGACGCATAAACTCACTGTAAGTTTTTCCTTTGAGATACGAAGTCTGCGGACCTAACGGCAGAAGAATGTCCGACAACTGCTTGTATCGGGTACGCTGCGGATGGGCGTTAAACTCAAAGCCTCGGTCGTAATCCTTCAATATGCTTACCATAAATATACGCTCTCGGTTTTGTGGAATGTAGTCTTTAGCGTTGATAACCTTATAGTAGTTGTTATAACCCATTGTTTCAAGCCTTGCAAGCCATTGCAAGAAATCGGGACGAAACTTTGCACTTAATAAATCGCGCACATTCTCCATAAGCAACCATGTAGGACGTTTTGCTAATATTGCTTTTTTACACTCCCATAATAAAGAGCTACTTGTGCCCGAACCTTCAGTAAGACCGCGTTTTTCGCCTATTCTGCTAATGTCCGTACATGGGAAAGAGTAAGTAAATAAGTCGAAATCAGGGACATCGCGCCAATCAATCCTCGTTATGTCGCCATAATTGCGCACATAGCCATGCAGAGCAAAATAAGCCTTCAACGCCTCAGGCTTTATCTCGCTTATGCCTACAGTTGTATATGGTACACGAGCCTGCTCCATGGCCAATGCTTGCGAACCATAGCCTGCAAAGGCTTCAAACATTCGGATCTTCATTCTTTTTATTCCAAAATCTTAGTGCATTAACGATACGATGGTCCAAAACTAATCCGCACAGTTTGTATGAGATTACTGGACGCGTAGTGTTATACCACTCCAGCCATCGCCAATGCCAATAGTACATCGTGTGTCTCCGTGTGTCAGAACCACCACAAGCGGGTGGTCTCTGACTCATTATCTTCTTTGCAAGTCTTGCTCTCATAGGCAATTTATCTGGATGGTGAGTCTTTTCCTGCCGCTACCACCTTCAACGCTTCGAGCAAGGTTTTCTCGCTGATGCCGTTGCCTGATGCCAGACCGCTCTCCTTGAGCTCATCGAGCGTGCGAAGGATTGTACCGTTCTCTTTGAGCATATTCTCATGACAAACGTCAACAGCATGTATGACATCCGTGCGCAAAGCCTCGATAGCGTCCTTGAGTGTGGCTTCATGCTCTTTCTTGATTTCTTCGGAAATGACCTGAGCAGGGACGGGAAAACGATACATAATTTGGGCTAAATGTCTCCCATCATCAATCTGTTTACCAGCAAACACACTTCGCAATTCTTGACTACCATCGTCGAATTTTACGAGATAAATACCTTCTCCATTCGGATAATGGGCAAGATTCTGCCGTTCGTTCGTAGGGTGCAGTCTCGATTCTTCAATCACACCGGCAATCGGTATTCTCACTTCTTGTTGCTCCATAATAATTTATGTTAAGTTAATCTTCTTAAATGCCCAGTTTCTTACGCCATTCAGGATCGTGGATGGAACCAACGACCTCTGATTTTTTAGTATCGGAACTATTGAGAAAATCTTCTCTTCCAGTCTCATCTTCTGCTGATATAGAATCTGGATTCTTGTGCAGAACAAATATATAACATAAGAAGTCCACGGAAAAATAGATTGATAAGTAATAATTACAAACGACGTTTCCGCATTCATCAAAATCCGAGTAATCACTCAGTTCAAACGGATCAAAACTTAATAAATCTCCCTCGTAAATCTCATTTCCGTTCTTATCGGTTAGTCCCGTGAACTGGCATACGGTTGCTGGGTCTACTTTCTCAAAGACCGCAAGAGGCTGACCTATGTTCCCTTCTGGAAGGATATAGGCTCTTTTGCCATGAATGGCCAAGCTACCAACGACCCAATCGCCATTATTGATTTTCTTTGCCTTGAATTTGATGGTTCTCATAATATCCACTTTTTGCGTTTCTTTTTACGCTTCTTCGGTGCGCTTTTTAATCTCTCGCTCCATCTCCTCCCTCTCTTGCTGCATCTTTTTCATGCGAATTGCAAGCTTGTTGTCGGTGCCATACTGCTTGATGAGCTGGCGCGACTTATGCACCTTTACAAAAACGTAAAGAAAGAGTGCGAGGATGACAAACACCACAAATAAGAGCATTGGCAGCAAAACTAACCACCACGACCAGCTGATTGCTCCGCAGAGTTTCATCACGATGAGAGCTACCTGAAGCGATGCCATCATAAAATCAACAATTCCAAATCTCATTGTTACTATATATTTTCGTTAAAACATTATAACTAACTCTTCCTAATCTTCTCCATTTCCTCATTCTCCTTCGAGAGTCGCTCCAGATGCTCCAGCACAAGCGAATACGACTGGTTGTTTACCTGGTCTTCGGTGAGCGAGGCGTATTTCTGCATTGTGGCGATGGTGGCGGTGTATATCTCAAGGGGGGTGGAAGGGCGCTCCTGCCGATCGAGCTTCTGCACCTTGAACACATGAGGATAGCGAGTGGATAACGTCTGCATCATGCCCGTCCACCAGAAGAGAATGGGCTGCCATTGATGGTCGGGAAAATGACGAAAATAAGCCGCGTTGGCGTTATGCTGATGCGTGTCGTAATGGAAATCACGCACTTGCATATTGGTGTTCGAGTCGATGTAATCAATACGACGATTGAAGATGGTTGCGAGAAACATAGCACGCGCCAAGTCCACGTTGTGGGCCTGTTGGGCTATCTGTTCCTCAGTAAACGTTCCCATACGTTGCATTCTCAGAAGGTTGTTGGAGAGCGAGGTGTACTGACCCATGAGGTCTGTGGCAAAACGATACTGCCGCCAGGAGAAGCCATCCATGTCCTGTGCTACGCCTTCAAACTCCACCTTGGAGCGCAACATGCGAACCTTGATGCGCGACGAGCCATCTTTGGCACGTAGGCGCATGGTGGGGTAGGGGAAACGGGTGAGATAAGAGCCACGGTTGTTGTCGAGCCAATCGAGTAGCCCAGCGCCCGAGGATAGGTATTCGACAGAATCCTTTGCCTTGGTCTTCGCCTTGGGCGACAACCAATAGTTGAGCTGCCAAAGATACAGGGGGAACGGGTCGTTGCGATGCCGCTGGCCTTGATGCTTGCTCAACCAACTACGCTTTGCCTTGCCCTTGCCGGAAGAGAAACGGCACATATAACATTGCTCATCGATAGGCAACGACTCATCGGACGCTTCCACAATCTCAATCTCCGACAACACAAAGAAACAAGCGATCTTCACGTTGCGCATGTCAAAGGGATGATAACGGTCAACCCGCTCTATCTGCTCCAACATGATACGAGAAATCAGCTCCAACTGTTCGGTGGTGCATTCGTTCCAAGAACGAGGCAGGGTAAGTGACACGTTCCGAGGATAGGCGTTCTTTTCGTGCATCATACTTACCAAGTTATAGTGTTACCAAAGTTATCTTTCAAATAACCAAAGTTGATAGCGTTGATACGGCGATACCATCCGTTCTTATGAACCTTTTGCCGAGGGTCGGCCTTGATAACATTGTCGATAAACGACAAACGACGTTTCCTTAACCGCTCAAAGAACAGGCGCGGATCCTGGGCGTTGAGCGCATCAAGGGTCTTTGGGCCCACCACACCATCGGCCTTCACACCGAGCAACATCTGCGGAATGGCAATGCCGTGGCGCCCACTCGACCACACCCAATCGACAAGCATGTTGGCCAATCCTTGCGACTGGATTTTATCTGCTCCCCACCTATTCCAATAATTCTTGCGCATGATGCGAATGGCATCCGCCGCCGTGATAAGTTTCAAGTCTTTCACGTTGATCACTCCGTCACCATTCTTGTCGTAGCCTTGGGCACGCCATGTGGCAATGGTAACGCCCCGGTTGGTGGCTCCACCACGATCATATTTGCTATTAACGAATCCTCCCTCAAACGAAAGGATAAATTGGGCTAATGGTTCAAGTTGTGCCATATCATCTGTATTTTGAATTGTTGACTGATACAAAATTAAATATTGCACCTGAAACGCTACGGACATACCTATACGGTGGAAGCCACTCTGCGGATCATGGTATTTGCGCAAAGTGGCTTCAAAAAAGGATTCAAAAACTTTAGAGCGTGGCGTGCAGGGCGTTATAGTCCCAAATCTTCGTGCAATCGTTCTCGCACGGCTGCCAATCGTCGTCGCAAAAATAGAAGGCATAAGCAGCCTTGATGATGTCGTCCTCACCCATGCTGGCGCATAGGTCGGCATACATGGAGTTGAAAGCCACAAACTTATCCCACGCATTAACATTCGCGTGGAATTTCATGTCTTTGGTCAGTTCATCAACCTTGGCACGCGTCCAATGCATCCCAGAGGCCGTAGGCATACCCTCATCGTCGTACATGCCGCTATAAACGAGAGCGGCAACATCGTGGTTGGCCATCTTCTCCGAGTAGTGGCGACCATAAAGCACAGCATGCTGATGACGAAGAATATGCCAATAAAGTTTGGGGTCGGTCTGTTCCAACACGAGAAGATCGGTGGAAAGCGTCTCAATGGCTGTCCACATCTTCTTCTCGGTGGCCATGCCATGCGCACGGGCCTGTTCTATCATTTGTTTGTAATTCATCATTCTTGTACGTTTTAGAATTTAACAATTAGGGCAAACGCCCCGAAAATGTGGGATGATAGGCAACAACTTTCTGCCGGAAACATATAGCGTTGGAAACAAGAACAGGTTCTGTGGCGAACCCTCCTGTTCGTTTTCAGCTATCTTCCCTTTCTTCTTGGTTTCTTGTTTTTTCATATAGCTGCGTGAATATTCGTTGAAATAAAACTAACAACAGCACGAACCAGTTTGACAGATAGGCCACCACAATAGCCGCCAATGCCGAAAGATATACGTTATAGCCGAGATAGAGCAAGGCCGACATCGCACACCAAAATGTAAAACATTGGGTGCACGACGCTACCTTGTCAACGACATGGGCGATGGCTTCGGCCAGTCCTAAGTGTTGGGCAAGCGTGGCGGCTACCATGGTGGATAGAGCTATCAAAACAATCATAGCTTATGCTGTTGCAAGGGTTAACGTAACGGGAGTGTCAGACACGAAGGTCTTGGAACAGTTGCAGCACGAAATGCGAGCGATGCCGTTCTGGGCGGGACCCACCGCCAAATTAACCGAGTTGATGGCGGTGGCGCTAAACACAGGAATGGTGAAGTCCTGCGAAACCACCTGCGAGCGTGTGCAGCATGAGCCACAGTTGCAAGGAATGTAGCTCACCACGCCTTCCACATGGATGACGATGATATACTGAGATGTGCCCACGTTGGCGATGCTCTTCACCGTAAACTGAGGAGCGAACACGGGCGTTTCGTCAACACAAGCCGGGGTGCAGAGCTGCTGTGTGATGTTGACATCATAATAGGGTGCGGCGGCGGTTGCACCTGCCGCAAGTGTGGCTGTGATAATAGCCGGAATAGTACGTTTGTTCATAGTTGTGTTTCTGTTTTATTATAGCGACGATGCTTGCCGCCGCTTGGGTTGTTAAATGTTAATGTTTCACTTGATAACCTTCGTCTTTCCCGACGGGAAGGTTCTTTTGCAGAAGGTCGGCCAACTCCTCCAGGTCTTCCTCCTCAAAAGTCACCATGCCTTCAAGGATCGTCAACGAGCCATTGCTCCGCATGTTCTCCACCACATCGTGCGCCATCTTCGGAATGCTCTCTTCGGGGATCTGCCCAAAGTATTTTGCGAGCATCGGAGTTATGAGCGAATTGACAACAGGTTGAATGAGTGGTTCGATGTCTTTCTGAAGGGCATAGTTGCCACTTACAAGCCCCAAAGAGCCAATAGTGGCTTGAAGCGATTGCAACATAGGCAGACGCATCAGGTTGCCGACGGTTATCTGGGAAATGGCGGGTCGTGCCCATTCGGACACGACAGCCGCTAAGATCTGAGAGTTTTTGTATTCCATATTCTTTCGATAGGATTACAACACCCAACTACCGCTTACTGATTGCAGGTGCATCCGCAACCACAACCCGTCTGGCACACGTTGTTGGAAGGTATAAACACCTTGGTAACACTCGCAAGAGATGCCACCTGCGACTTCAGCACGTCGATGTTGGCGTTGGCGGCGGCGTTGTAGGCCATCTGCTGTGCGTTGACAGCCTGTTGCGCATCCTTGTTAGCGTCCACCTTGTCTTCCAGTCGGCGCAACTTTGTGTCGAGATACTGTGTCACCTCCACGAGTTTCTTGTCGGTGTAGTTCTCACTTTTCTGAATGGCCAGCTCGGTCTTGAGCGTGCTATTCTCCTGAATAAGATTGGTCTCGCTCTTGGTCACGAAACGCGCGTCAGGGTCGGAAGGGTTGGCCGTCGTGCCATTGTTCCTTCCCATTCCCATGAGCGACACGCCACCTCCAAGCAAGCTGGTGGCCAATCCTGCGATGCCGAGACCCAAGGCCGTATTGCCCAGTCCCTTGCTGGCAACATCAAAGTTGCCTTCGTTTGTCTTGATCTGCATAATGTTTTTGTGTTTGGTTGATTGATTTCGTTCAATATCGAACTTAACGCAAAGGTAAGGTGGTGGGTGTGAAAATTTTTGGAGTTTCCATTAAGTATTCTTTCGTAATCATAACATATAAACTCCGCTAATAATGACATTAAAAAAGCCTCACGTTACTAACGCAAGGCTCATGTGTTATAAGAAAGTCTAATGTCTATCGGGGGGGGGGTAAACGTACCTCTCGATTCTTCAGCAAGCGAAATATACGGTACCACTTCTTCCTTAATTATATCCAAAAACAATTGTGCGGCACGCTTTTTTGGAACATCCTGCATCCAATGGGCGTTACTCATCAACTGCTGTTCCAAACCAACAATAGGGCGTGACACAAGCGTAGGATGATTGCGCAAATACAATTTTGGCATGAACGTAACATATTTGGTTTCCTCCACCGAGGCAAGTGCTTCGTCGGGGTCGCTGATAATGCACTTAATGTTCAACTTGTATAAATCGCGTTCAATATATTTCTGACAGGTCTCAAACACCCGCTCGCCCACATCGGGCATGATGATGGGATGTTTCAAAAGATCCTCATACGAAACCTTTTTCAACTCCGCAAGAGGATGGGTGTCGCGCATGATGGCATACACGTTAAAAGGAATGCACGGCTGCGACTCGATGCCTTCGTGGCTATAAGCCATATTCATAGTAAAGGCAAGGTCTAACATGTGTGCCCGAAGCGATTGGTTCAAAAGGTGCGCCTTAGTAAAATCGGCATTGATGCGCACATTAGGGTAGCGCTCCATGAAGATGAGTGCAGCCATGCGGATATATGGCGCAATAAATGAGCCTACGCCTATTCGCAATTCGCCGGTCATGCAATTATTGAGCGCGCGAATCTGCTCCTTGCAATCGTCGGTCTGCTTCAGTATTTCTTTCGCACGAGGCAATAAAGCTTCTCCACTTTCCGTAAGCATCATGCCGTGGGATGTGCGGATCAGCAACTTGCATCCCAACTCGTCCTCCAAAAGTCGGACATGCTGGCTAACCGCCGATTGTGTTACGCAACATCGGGAGGCAGCAATACTAAACGATTTCGTTTCGGCCACAAAGACAAAAGAACGTAAATGACGTAGCTCCATATAAGATGATTTTTAGTCGGTCTATGTTTCCATTTTTCTATAAAAAGTGGTTTCTAATGGCAAAATTAGAAAGAAAAGAAACGTTTTGCTATTAAATGGGATTAAAAATGCTAATTCTAAAATAAAAATATCAAAACACTAATCATCACACAACAAAAAACCCATACCAAAACCTTTATGCGAAGGTTTGGTATGGGATGATTGTATGACCCTAAAAATTGATTTGGAGCGATTAAGTCTTTCTCTTCGTTGCTTTTGCCGAGTCCCCCTCTTCGCTTTCGCTGAAGAAAGCCGGCTTTACATCGTCGAGTGCTTGTGTAGCGATATTGCTTTCGCTCTGAGTGTCAATATCGCTTACTCTTTTTTTGAAGCGAGAAGCGAGTCCCAACCACCTTCCGGCTCAGGAATCTCGTAGCGGCCCCAAGTGCAAGGCTGGAGGGTTCCGCTAAACGCAACGTTACGGTCGTCAGAAGGCGTCTTGCCGGTATCGCCCTTGATACCACCCTCAGCATACTCGAACTTGTGCTGAGCGTCGTACACGATGATGCTCTTTTCGCCGTCCTGGACGATGTAACCGCAATCGAGGTTGTTCAAGGAACGTGCAATCTCTGCCGATTCGGCGTTTACACTTTCGAGCACAAAGTCGAGCGTCTGCTTGAAGCCGTTTCGGCGGCCAAGCGACTCGTAGGTATGTCCCTGACTACTTTCCTTACACTCGAACTTATAGAGGCCCTTGCCCGTGTTGAATGACTCGGTAGACAGCGTGGGGAAAACGTTCTTTTCTGCCTTCAAGGGAGACTTAAGATCGCCTTTCAAAAAGACATAAACATTCACGCCAAGTCCACCAAAATTCTCCAGGCATTCATTAGCTGCGAGGATGTCCTTGAGTTCAGGACATGTTGTTGTTACTGCCATATTCTTATATTTTTTTGCGTTGTTAATGTTGTGTTGTCTAAAAAGTTGGGCGGCCACCGCATTCCGTCAGGTCAGACGGTAGCCGCCGGGGATTTATAGAGCATTAAGAAACCTGAGTGCGAGGTTAAGCCTTCTTAAAGAAGGCGGTCAGGCCCATGCTCATGCCAGTAGCAGTAAGCTGGATCTTCTTCTCGGTAGAACCGGTATTCCAGTTTACAAACTTGTAGTTTGTGCCGTCAGTTGCCTCAAGCGAGATAATCTGATTTACAGAAGTCTCGATTGGATCCTTGTAGGGAGCACCATTCACCTTCACTGTTCCGTCGATGTTGCCAGCGTCCTGAGCGTTGGCCTTTGCGAGAGTAACAACGAGGTTAGAGTTGGTGTAATCACCAGCTACGAGCTCGGCAGAAGCGAGGCTTCCGTCTGACATACAGAAGGCATACTTGAATGGGTTCTTAATACCAGCACCCTGGATTGACTGAATCTGAAACTGGATGTCGCGCATGTCGTCATCGGTACCAACCTTCACACCGACATAAGTCTGGTTGCTCTCGGTGTCAACACCGTAAACAAAGTTCTTGTCGATAGTAGCGTACATGCGGTCGCCCTCGCCGAAGTCGGCAACAGGACAAAGAGTAACGCGAGACAGTCCTGGGAGTTTGAAGTTGCCGCCCACTTCATAGTCAACCTTGAAGTTGCCATGGAACTTGTTGGCATAACCGGCTGCGATGTTCTGTGCTGTGAGCTCACTCATGTAGACACGAGTGTTGGCCTTACGCAGACGAGCGTCCCACTTCATGTGCCATGCCAAGAAATTGTCATAAGGAGCTGAGTCGTTGTTGTCGGCAGGCGCTGAGATAGCCTCGCAAGAAACGAGGTTTCCGTTAGCCTCTGAGATAAGGCCGTCCTCGATGTCGTGCTTGATGCAAGTGTGGAAGCCATCGTAGAGAGCCATGGCCTGATCGTGGGCAGGTACGTTCTCACCACCCTTGTCGAGGTCGATGTCACCATTCCACAAGTTAGCAGTAAGGTTGTCGGCATAGTTGCGAAGGACAGCCTCTGTTGCCGCTGCTGAGAGAGGGTACTGACCCTGGGCATCGGTGCCGAATACTGTCTCACAGTACTTGTCGATGTTGTCGGTGAAGTGATCCCACGAGAGCTTCACGGTAAGTGTGCGCTCCTTGAGGAATCCTGCCTCGCTGTTTACCTTTGTGTGAACGTCCTTACGACGGGTGGTGCCACCCTTGCGAAGAAAGATGTGGAAAGTGCGCTCGTACTGAACACCAGATACGATTTCAATACCAAGGCGGTCCATCTCTTCTGCATCAGTATAGCCAGGACCCATGAGGATTTCCTTGCTCACCTGCTCGGCTACATGCTGAAGCGCATCCTTGCCGATAAAATCTTTTGGAAGTGTTGCCATAATCGTTTGTGTGTTTGTGTTGTTGTTAAATGTTTGTGTTGTTTGTGTTGGTTGAGGGAAGGGGGTTACTCCTCTCCACGCTTGAAACGCTCGAAGGCTGCCTTGCGCTCGGCGTTAGTCTTGTACTTGCTTGGATCGAACGAGCGCAATGTCTGCACCTTCACTCCCTCGCCATTGTTCTCAGGAGCCTCGCCGCTGTTCAGTTCTTCGCCAGCCTCATTGGTGAGGGCAGCAATCTGAGCCTGCTTGTCGGCAATGGTCTGCTCGGCTGTGGCGAGTGCGTCCTTTGCGCCCTGCAGATTAGCCTCGGTCTCAGTCTTAGCGGCTGTGAGGTCGGCAATCTCCTTGTCCTTTGCCTCGGCGAGAGCTTTCATTTCGTCGTCCTTCTTGGCAAGAGCCTCGGTGTGCTGTGCGTTAAGGTCACTCAGTTCTTTACAGTGAGCCTCCTTGGCTTGTGCGAGTGCGTTCTCCGCGACTTTCTTAGCTTCGTTGGCTGCGGTTAATTGGGCAGAAACATCGTGAAACTTACCCTGCAATTCAGCAAGGGTAGTCTCTGCCGTGGTGACTTTCTGCTCGGCATCAGTCACCTTCTGCTCAGCTCCCTTCATGTGGGCTTCGAGAGAGTCGAGAAGCGAGGCGTTCATATACGCGCCCTCTTCCGTAACGGCAATCTCGCCAGCCTGCAATCCGCAAGCAGAGCAAATAAGAGGATAATTCTCCATATTGATATTGGTGTTTGTGTTGGTAGCTTCGGGCTCGTTCTGAGGGTCCTCATCGGGATTGGGATCGGGCTCAACGACCTCCTCACGCTTGATGGGCTGCTCACGTCCATCATACAAGGCAAAGGCACGCTGCACCACCTCCATGAAGGTTGACTGGCCATCCACGAGAATGCCTGTTACATCCTCGGCGTAGAAAAGCTTTCCATGCAGATGCTCGTCGGTAGCATTGGGGCAAGCCTTCTTTACGTCGGTACGAAACTCAACGCCCAGTTCAGCAAGAACCTTGATAAGCTCCTCATCATTTGCATCGTTGGCAATATCACGGTAAGCGCGGTTCTTGTCGAACGACTCAGGATCATAGAGCTCGTGATAAGTTTCGTTGGTAAATTTGTTGGTGCTTCCATTGGCCTCGGTATAAAAAGCGGCCATAACGCCTATGCAGCCTATCTCGTTCTTGGGATGCATGTAGTAACGCTCGTCGCAAAGAGAAGCAAGGTACATTCCGGCAGAAGCACACAGGCCATCAACAAAAGCGATAACCGGCTGTCCCAAGGAATGAGCGTACTGAATGGCCTGCTCGTAATCGTTCTTGGCCCATGACGAGCCACCAGGAGTGTTGATGATGAATACGTGACCACGACAAAGAGGATGATTGGCTGCTCGCATCATCATGTCGCGGTGGTCAATGGAACCATAAGAGCATCCTCCACCATTGCGAGTAATGGGGCCATCGACGGTGAGGACAGACACAAAAGGAAAAGTCTGTTCCTTCTCGAAGTCCAAAGCCAAATTAGGCTTGACCTGCATGCCATCCTCCGAAATCTGAAATTCCTCGGGGTAATAGATTGAACCATCGGCAGACATGGCGGTGACATATCCGCAGTTCTTCTCCGGCTTGCAGAAAACCGCATGAGTATTCAGATTATGCTCAAGCGACTTGCGAATACCATGCACGAAGTCGGGACTGATCATCCACTTTTTCTCGGTAAGTATTTCAAATAAGCCTTTCATTAGTAAAAATGTGTTTGTGTTGTTATCCTGAATACAATCAGTTTACCTGTTGCATTTACTGTAAGCAAAGGTAGACATACCACGCGCACACAAACGGACAAAAAAACGCCACCATCCTCACGGACAGCGGCGCTCTGCAAAAAACATTCGTAAAATAATAGAAGAAGTTTTATGAGGTCTGAATGGTTATGAAATCAGACAAGCTCTTCGTCTTGATAGTAATGGTACGACTTGAACGGTCACGTTCCATCGTTGCTGTAGACGAAATGTGAAAAGTGCTGGGGAGCGTGTAGCACAAAACATAAGTGCCATCGGCCTTGCGAAGGAGAACCACATGGTCTTTTAGGCGCATATTCTTACAAATTTCTCTCACATTATCATATCCTCCAATAATATTGGCACTTATATCAAAGGTGTAAACAGCTAAGCTCCCAGGCATTTCAACCGAGCTCTTGGCTGTAATGCTGTCAGCCACCACAAAATGGTCTCCGCTGGTGGCAATATGCAAGGTAGGGGCAGAGGGGATCGTGACATTCGTCAACTCCAACACCTGCGGAACCTGCCAGGGCACCGAAATGTTCAGACCTTTCAAATCGGAAACAACCACATCGGTTATACCATCCAAAAATTCTTCTCTACATAAATCAGGTTTATTCATACCAAAGAAAAATAATAACTATAATTTAACATATTTTACAAACCACATTAACAATCGGTAACAACAATTTTTATATCCATTGCACTTCTTCGATAGGGTATTGAGCTTCGTCATCATCCACATATTGCATGTCAACACACGAATACGCCTTGAAAAAACTGTGATCGGTGCGAAGCCATCGGTCAATGACGCGTCGCAGATTGTCCTTTTCCTGCCAGGTGGGCTCTATGCCATAGCGCATGAGATAACGCTCAAGCATAGCCGTTTGGCAACGGCAGACCACCCTGCCTTTCGAGATGCAAAAGTCGAACGTAGACAAAGCCCATTCGACCAAGCTCCGCTTGAAGGCGTTGTTGAGAAGAACCACCATCTTTCGTATGCCATGGGTGTCGAGGTTCCAAGAGGACGTTACCGGGCGAACCACATCCACCACCTCGACCTCGTTGGGCAATTTGATGCAAAGGTAGTCTTCATTCTCGCTCTTGTTGTATTCCACCTTTCCGCTCAACTGCTGCACCTCCGCAAAGGTAAGGTATTCGTTGCTGTCACGACGGATGATGACGTTACCGCCCAATGGGCTGCGTCCAGAGAGCATGTTGCGCCATTGTTGGTGGGAGAAACATTGCGAGTTGACGCAATGGGTGAGCGACTGAGCGTTGGTAAGCGAGCACAACATAGCCACGTGCTCAGGCATATACACGTTGAACACCAATGGCTCATGCTTTTCCAACACATGCTTAGGATCACGATGCCTGAAAAACTGGCAACGGCTATAAGGCAGACGAAGATAAATGTTGGGCATAACGGCAAATTCTTATTTTTGTGGTACGTATTGGGCCATGATAACATCGGTCGCATCGAAACAATACTTCATCAGGGCATCGGTCGTATCGTTCCGCTTGTCACGTTTTACCTGCTTGTCGATCTTCGCCACCATATCTTTGTCGAGCTGGGGCAATACCGACAGGATGTCGATATACCATCCACCCATATCTGTGCGCTTCAGGCACGACTCGTCAAACGTGGGACTCTTTCCGAAAAACTGATAGAGGCCATCTATCATTTCCTGTGCCGTATAGCCTTTGGGAGCCGGATGCAGCTTGTGGTATTTCTCCGAATAAGTTTTCAAACGCTTACAAAGATAATCGTTGATCGAGTCGGCATATTCCATGTAGAGGTCAGCATCGGGAGAGTTTGCTTCCTTCGACCTCACATTAGAGAAAAATCCACGTAGCTGCGTAAGCACCTGCGACACCGCATCAAACTGTGAAAACTCCTGCTTGCCGTCGAACACCTCGCGCATGTCGGCCTTGATGTCGGTAACAAGACTTTCGAGCATATCCGACAAAAAAGTAAGTTTGTCAAGATTGGCGACCAAGCGAGCAACCGTCTGCTTGATGTTGGGACGGGAATAATCGACGTAGTATTTCAATAGCGTTGAGAACGACATAAACTGCAACTCCTCATCCGAATGGAGATTTGCCTGCACAAATGCGGCATAGAGCGTGTCGGCCAAGCGACGGTCGTGCTGCTGAATGGTACGCACCATATTGGCAATCTCGCTGGAGCCACGACGCAAGCGGTCGGACGATTTCACCAAGCGGTTGCGCTTCTCTACGGCCTCCGAAAAATCGGGGTCGTTGAAAAGAACCTTTAGCGCCTGGTCGTATTTTTCCATGGGCACATCCTTGAAGTTGAACACATAGACCGTGGGGCGGCGCATGAGGTCGGCCACCCGCTCAGTATAAGATTTTTGTTTTGCCATATTCTCGCCTATTTATCATAAGGGTCATTAAGTCTATCTTTCGTCGCCATTGCCATCGATGACGTGGCGTTGCTTCCGAGAGGCCAACTTAGCAAGGTTCTCCTCAGCAAGGTCTTGAAGGGTTACGCCCATCACCTCGGCAAGTCCGGACAACATCCACAATATATCGCCCATTTCCGACAAGACCAAACGGCGCTCCTCGTCGCTGTTGTTCCACGAATGCACATGGAGGATCTTCCCATCGGTGGTGCGCTCGGTGGTGGAAATGTGTAACTTGCCCTTGCGCACATCCTTGGCCACCTTGCTGTTCAACTCGCCCACCTCACCGGTGAGGTTGGTTAGCATGTAAAACAGGTTTCTACTCTCAGGCAGGCAAGTGCTCATTGCCTTTTCCTGATATTCGTTCAAAGTGAAATTTTCCATAATTGTTATATAGTAAGATTCGTATGAATTTCTTTCAAACGCCGGTTGATACAGGCGCGTATCTCTCCCACCACCAGTTTGGCATTGGGATGGGGCGTGCCCGTGGTGCCACGATAACGCAAGTCGATGATGGCCTTCCATTCCTCGATGCTGTAGGTATAAGCAACCATGGTATAGGTGTCGAGCGGTAGCACGCCCCGAGCGTCCTGGGGTTTCAGACCCGAGCGGAGCAACAAGCGATATGACCAGTCGGCCACCTGACAGGGAAGCCAAAACAGGAAACGCTGCCACCAAGAGCCACCCTCATACCAACAGGGCTGTGCTATCTGTACGCCTCCGGCCTTCTGAAGGTTGCAATAGCGTGTGCTCTGCTCGGCGATGCTATTGGGCGACGTGCGATTGAGCTCGCGCGATGTACTGATCTGGGTTTTCACCACAAAGGTCATGCGCAGCAACCGCAAAGGCTCAAAAAAATCCTGCTTCAAGGCCAACTCAATAAACTCGTCCTCGCTTACGCCATAGGGTTCAAGCATATCTTTGAGAGCCTCGTGCTCAAAAAGGTATTGCATATTTGTGGAAATCCACACCTTATGAACTTTGGTCACATAGTCGATGAATGGAGAAGCTGACAAAAACGACCATAAGAAGCTGGGGAATGAGCGATCGTTCCTCGCATAGAAATAGGCCGTTCCGTGACGGAACATCGAGCGATGGCTCGATTTCCAAAACGCCTTACACCTTTCATCATCACGAGCACGAATAAAAGCTGCACGCTCATTCTCATCCGCATCCTTCGGCGGCTGCTTACCCTCACTTTTGTAGCATATACGACCCACCTTGGCAATATGCTCCATGGTGTTCCTCTGCGGCCACCAAGTGACACACGGTTTCGTCAATCTCATAACTTGTAGTCTTTAGTTTATTGTTTAACAGATAAAACATATCTTTTGCTTAAAGATTTCTCACCATATCCACCAATTCCATGAAAACATCAGAGCTATCATCGTCGTTCTCATACACATAGTCGTATGGAAACTCGATGTCGGCAACCACTTCGTCACGCTTGATGCGCTCCTCCGACACCCCACGCGCAAGGCGCGTTTCCTTAGATGCTGAAATGTAAATGCTGAAGATGTCGAGGTTAGGGAAACGAGCGGTCATTTCCACCAACGATTCCGCATCGACCACATAAATGGCACGGGGCGCACACTTAGCAACAGCTCGAAGCTGGTCGAGGGTTAGCCAATACTCGTAACCACCATATTGCCTATATGCCAAAAAATATGCCAACATATTCTTTCTGGGCACAACACAAGATGGCACAAAATAATGCTCTCTACCATTTTTCTCTCCCTCGCGCATGGGGCGCGTGGTAAAGGAGCACAACACAGGAGTATTGGTAACCCGCGACAACATCCGAGCCAAGGTGTCCTTTCCTGCTCCACTCGGGCCTGTAATTGTTATTAGTTTCATAAACAATGGTTTTAGAACATTCGGCATAAGAACCGATTAACTATAAATTTCCAACATTTCATCCTTGGTGAGTGTCACACCGGCTTCTTTGCAATAAGCGAAAAAAGTGTTAGGCGTTACTTGGTTGTAAGCAGCGAACGAACGCCAAGGCTTTACAAAATCCGATTCTCTATGTCCGTGGTTAACATCGGACGGTCGAAAACGTGACACGCGCTTCCACATGTCGTAACCTTCGTTAGGGTCGATGCTATGTAACGACATTCCACATTTTAGCCAAATTTTATAATCGCCATGACCACCACAAACATTCACGCCATTGGCCTCGATCTTGCGCACAAGCACTCGTGCCTTGCGCAGCACAATGAGGGGCGAGTCATCACGCCAATAACCTATCTTTCCCGGCTGCCGGACCGAAGGGCAATCCTTGAAACGCTCCTGATATTCAACAACCGATTTAGGCAATGGCATCACCGCCATGTCGGCAACACCTTTGTAGGGCACCACTTTCTCGTTGATATAGATATGCTCTGGATCATCCCAAGATGCGAAACGCACACGCCCAATGTTAGAGCAGGCCTTATCAAGGCTTATGCCTAATGAGCGGTACTCTAAGAGCAGCGCCCTGAATTGGTCCTTATGGCGGTCGGGATAGGCCAGCCTAATCAAACCAAAATATCCGCTGCCCGAGCACGAGCGCATAAGCAAGCCTATCTCAGGACGGAATTTGCACACCATGCGTATGTTTTCAAAATTGCTCAGGTGGGCATTGTCGGCCAAATCGATGTCGATGGCCAGCCAACCCGTATGCTGCTTCAGGTGGCTCTCACGGCGGCTCACCATCACCCGTTGCCCTGGGTGCGTAAGGCTCTCATCCTCATATAAGGAGAACAGGCCACTAAGGGTGGCTCCCGGCAACATCTTCTTGGTCTCGATATATTCGGGCATCTGCTTCGCCTTGCTGCCAAACTCCTGGCGCATGGCGCGAAGGCGCTGCACATAAGGCTTCCATCGGTCCGTCAAGCAGAAATCACGAATGGTCATCTGCTGGATGCACTCGCCCGTCGCACGATCTACAAAACGACCATAAGCGTCGGTAGCCTTTTCATATACTGAGCAAATCTCCTCAAACATATATCTTACTTACGATTGATTGTTGCAAATTTAATATTTAATATCGGTTTACGCAAACTTTAATTGCATTTTTCAAATTTGAAACTCTCTTTTTAAGGTTTGTTATCACTTCTAAATTCGATTTGAGGGCCTAAATCCATTTTTGAACTTTTGGCCCACGAAATGTTCAAAGAGGACTCGAAAAGTCCATAAATCCAAAAATCATCGAAAATCGAAAAGTCCATAAATTCTAAAACTCCTATCAAAGTCCATGGGGAATCCACCTCCTGACCTCCCTTTGAATTTTTCAAAAAGCCATTTAACTTTCTAATTTTCCGCATCTTATCTATCAAAAGTTTATAAATGGGGATTTTTTTTAATAATATTACGTGAGAAAAGAATAAAAAAAGAAAGAAGAATATAGTAGAATAGGTGTTTTTTACGCCATTTCACGCCCTCTATTTGCCTTTTATCTCACATGCAAATATCTTAGTATCAATTATTTACGCCATAGGCGTTAATGCTACTAACTTTCTCGTTAGGGTCGGGGATTTTAGAAATGGGGAAGGAGAAAGAATTGGCGATATTTATATATAGTAGTGGAGCGAAAATGGGAATTTTTGGTCGTTTGATAAGGCAAAGCTACATAATGTTCGTGAAAATGAGCGAGTTACGAGATTTTCGCGTTTTGGACTTTTGGGGACATAAGTTTATTCTTCGGCAAGTAGAGATGGAAATTTTTAGGGCTCATCCAACATTTGGAGTGATTTGAAGTGCGCATCACATCTAATAGATCTGTTCTCAGACGGCTTTCACAACGAATAGTTAATTTAGCCTCAGACGGCGTAACAACGAATTTTTTCGAATTTTCGAATTTTCCCAAATTACGTTAGCTAAATTCGTTCGAATTGGTAATCGTAAAACGATTATATCAATTCGTTAATTCGTTCAATTCGTTGTTACCGCGTCTGAGCGTAAATACTCACGTGTGTTATTTTTCACTCCAAATGCCGGATGCTCCGAATTTACGCTCCAAGAAACAGAGAAGGCCGCCACACCTTTCGGCGAGACGGCCTGATAAATGATTTGTCATTCGCAAGAACTGCGGCAGGGCAAAACGCTACTTGCGCTTCATGAAACGGTTGGCCTTCGTCATGCTTTCGTAGAGATTGCCGCGGCCATACATGTCGATACGCGCCTCAATGGGCTCATTCAGGCGTTGCATGAGCGTGCCGATGGCTTGCAGGAGCGCGAGGTTGGTATCGGCTTGGGAAACGCCCACATCGTTAGGCGTGGGCGTGCCTGATGCGATTGTAGCGGACGATTCAGCCACATTACCGGTGTCGTAAGCCCGACGGCCCGAATAGTTGCGGTCGTAATTGACGAGAGCCTTCAGCAGTTGCGGATTATTCATCATCATTGCTTGTGTGGTCTCACGGCCAATTACCAACTCGGGGCCATTCTCAGCTACCAGCGAGGGATGACCATTGATGGTGGTGGCAGTAGGCTGCGTAAGAAGAGATACGCCGTCGTGCGGCTTGTTGTCCTCGGTTGCCCAATAGATGCTACCATCATTACCGACGAACGGGCGGAGGTCTTGCACGTTACCGGAGTCGTAGGTGAGCATGCCGGATGTGACCTTAAAGTTGCGTTTGGTATCGTTATTGTTCTTATTGCCACCGAAAGCATTGCTCAGGGCACCCTTTGCGAACGACAACAAACCGCCAAGCACAGCGCCTATTACAGCTATGAGAGGAATACCCCACCAACCAAGCTCACCAATAGTTTTTGCGGCACCTGATGCTGTACCAGCAGCCACCTCAACACCAGCTTCAGTAACAGCGGTCGTAGCATTCTCGGAAGCGGCTACCTGCTTTGACGTAACCAGTTCCTGCTCAGACGTAGCCATAAGCGAGTTATATAACTTCGTCATCACCCACTGAGTGAGTTTCTGCTGTACGTATTCGCCCGTGAGGTCGATGAACGAGCTGATCATGCTTTTGGTAGCATCCTTTACCGACTTACTTTCATCGGTCAAAGCATCGCCAAGAGCCGACCCGTACTCCTCGATGGGCTTATACCATTTCATCTGAGCATCGGCGGTAGCCTTGGCCTTCTTCGTCACAGCATCCATGATAGACTCATGGGCAGAGGCGATCTTTTGGGCGGCCTCTATCTTCTGTTCGTCGGTGGCACTATGATCCTCTATGTATTTGTAATACTCCTTTGCAAGGTCGTATTTCAATTTAAGAAGAGCCAGCTCTGGGTCGGTTGCCTCCGTTTGTCCCCATGGAAGAATAGTGTCGCCCTTTGCGCCAAACGAATATTGGCGAGAAGTCTCCTTATTTTGCTGGTCTTGATAATCAATGACGGCCTGCGCTTCCTTTTGAGTAGCATCTTTCGACCAACCATAATCGTTCAACTTCTTGCGCTCGTCGTCGCCCTTCTTGCTGGCCGACTCGTACTCGTCGTTGTACTGAATCAATTTCTGATAGAAAGCCTCCCATTCGGCTGCACTTGTGCCGAGCGTTTCAGAGATGCGCTTTCCAAGCCCATCGGGATCATCTCCAAACAAGAGCTTCATAAGCATTCCCCTACCCTCCTCGTTACTTACATCAATGTCGAATACGGAAGCAATCTCTTTGCGGGCTTTCTCAAACATAGCGATGATGTTTTCCTTTCGTTTGTCAAAGTCGGCCTTATTCTTCACCTCTGCGGCAGTAGGATTGGCATATCCGAGCGTATTGAAGGCATCATAAGAGCCCTGTTGCACCACTCCCGTGTAATCGTGTTCCATGATAGCCTTGCGACGGGCTTCTTTCTGTTTCGATTCAAGCGTGAGGTTATCCTGCGCACTCTTCGTGGCTTTGGCAAACACCTCCGCGAAGATGGAATTGAGAGGCCGTTTAAGGCTATTGCCCAACTCGTTGAGCTTGGCCCGAAGCGCATCAATATTGTAGGAAGTAATGCCTTTCAACAAACCTTCCGACAGGTTCACACCCGTCTCATCCGTCTGTTCTATAAGGTCATCCTTCATGGTGAGTTTGAATTGCTCCCACGTATTCGCCTTCCCGGCAATGGCGAGGCGCAGCTGCTCAAGCGCCTGATTCATGCGACGCTTCACAGGCTCCACAAGCAGGTTTTGTTCAGTCTCGTCCATTCCAAGGCCGATAGCCTCCTGCATCTTTGCGTTAATCTGGCGCTCATAGAAATTGCGCACGTTATCCATGATGGCATTCGCCTCGTCTTGCTTCTGCTTTAACTCCTCACGCCAAGAGCGTTCACGGTCACGTTTTTCTTGCTTGGTCTGACGAATGGCATCCTTGTCGAGTGCGTCGTTTTCGAGGGTGCCGGGGTCATCGGTGGCAAACGGATCGTAATCGCCAATTAAAGGGTTAAGCGCATTATCAATAGTTTTCTTAGTTCTATTGTAACCCTTTTGGGCATTTACGAAATTCTCAATATAACCTTTAAGCCGACTATCACGAACAGAACCTGTCTGTAAAATATAATCTCCGTTATACCCAGACCAAACGCCGCTCTTACCATACACATCCATCACCATATTACGATAAATCTGTATAGCGCTCTTACCTCTGTTGATTTGGTCTTGTAGATATTTCGTATCATACGCAGCCCAGGTTGAACCCTTTTCGGAGTTGATGTATTTAGAGTAATCCATAACGGCCTTACCAACATTGCCCTGAGCTTTTCCGAGTTCCGTGTCGTAAGCTTTCTCCTTGATTTGATAGTACATTTTTTTTCTAATCTCCTCGTTAAGTTTGGAGTATGCACCCTTCAAATCCTTCACGCTCTGAACCTCTATGCCGAGTTTATCAAGGTATGGCTTATATTCCCTATTGAAGTTCTTAAGCAACCGTTGGCGTTGTGCGGTAGATGTATTCGCGCTACTTAAAGCTGACACATAAGAATCCAATTTCCGTTTCTCTTTATCCCAAGCCGCCGCTCCTTCCTTTACATACTGATTGATGTCAAGTTGAGCGCTGGCCAAATCCGACGACTTCTTAAACGCATTATACAAAACAACGCCAAGCTCAACCAACAACCCTATAATCAGAGAAATCCAGTTGGCTTTCATTGTATAGTTTAGCTTCTGCCATGCGGCTTTTAACCCCTCGGTTTTAACCGTAGCAATAAAAGCCGCATCTCCAACGCCTTCTAAGCCCATCCAAACTCCATAAATGGCAGCGGACACACCTTTTAGCAACAACCCAGCAACAAGTCCCGGAAGTATATATACGAGAATCTTACATGATGCAAGAATTGCCTCAAACATATACCTGAGAGATTTCATCGCTACGGCATTCTCTGTAAGACTTTTCGACATATCATACCATGTCTGCGCTAATTCTTTAACAAGGTCTACGCCGTCGGGATTTACAAAAGCCTTCTCCCAAAGATTATTAGCTCTCTCAAGAGTTCCAATAGCAGACTGTTGCTGCATTTCATATTCCGAAGTTACAGCCGTTCCCTCACGAAATGCTTCATTTGATATTTCAAGATGTTCTTTCAATATATCGACATTCTTCGACATCGTGACCATCGAAGTAACCAAGCGCTGACCGTCAGAGCCCAAATCTTTGAAGATGTCGCCAAGCACATTCATATTGCCTTTTTCTTTCATCTTCTCCAAAACGAGGACGACAGCATCTATGGCCCTTCCCTGCTCGTAATACGATTTGATAGTTCCTTTCTGAATATCAAGATCCCTTTCTATCAGGTTATGATTTTTTTGCAATGCTACAATAAACTTAGACATAGCAGTACTTGCCACTTCGGGCATAAGCATCATGGAATCTGCCGAAGAAGCCAAAGCGAGCAACTGGTCCGTCGTTATACCCGCCGTTCGACTAACACCTGTAAGACGCTTTGCAAATTCGGTAATATTCCCACTTATAGCCGTACTGGAAGTAGAAAGCTTAAACATGGCGCTACCCGTTGCCAAAAGGGCTTTTTCGATACCCATTTTAGGGATCAAGCCCATCACCTCCACCATCTTTGAAAGAGCAGGCAACGCCTCGTCACCCATCTCCTCGCCAATAGCCACATTTATCTGATCGGCAGCACGAACAAAGCCCGCCATACCTTCAACGCCATATTTGGACATGCCAAGCTTTGCGCCTTGATACGCCAACTGTGCCAAACCTTCAGTAGATGTTCTGGTGTCTATTTTAGCAAGACTGCGAGATAAATCATCAATATCCTCTTTCGCCAATCCAGCCACTTTGCGAATGTCAGTAAGCGAACCCGAATAATCGAGATTTTTTTTAATGAGGCCAGTTATCATCGACTTAACCTGATTAAACAAACCGAAGAGTCCAACATAAGCAACAAGATTCTTTACTGCCGTGCTCCACGCGTTCCTTTGTTTGTTTGCTGCACCCGTCACCTCGTCGATGTTCTTCTTCAGCTTCTTCATCGATTCTTGCTTCTTGGCAAACTCCTCGCTCTTGGTGTTGATTTGGTTCAACTCATCTTCCAACTGCTTATAGGCACGGCGAAGCTCGCCGAGGGAAGCCTTACCTTGCTTGCTACGTGAAAGAATGTCGTTTAGTTGGCTTTGCGACATGCGGGTGCCTTTGAGGGTCTGCTCAAGCATGGCATATTGGCGACGAAGATCAGCAACCCCTCTGCTGCCGGCTGGGAGCTGCTGAATTTTCTGTTGGATGGCATCCATCGTGCGCTTGATGTCTTCGCCCGAAGCCTTGTTAGGCTCAGCCAGCACCTGTCTCATCTGCTTCCAGCTAAGCGAAGCTTTCTGTGCCTTACCCGATACGGTCTCCAGCTGCTTTTCTATCTCCCGAAGGTAGCGGTTATAAGAATCAATGGCTGCCGAATTGCCTATCGGTTCTCGGTCTCGGGCCTCAATAAACGCGGCTTTAGCTCGACGAAGCTCCGCTGGCGTAGCATTCCTGCTGTCCACTAAATGACTGGCATCGAGCACGCTCATCTTACTCAGATTCTTGCGTTTATCCTCCTCGTTTTCCAACTTCTTCAAGGTGACAAGATTCTGATAATAGGATTCATCCGTCTTTTTCAGAGAGCCCACAAGGTCACGCTGCTGCTTGATGGCTTTGTCAAGCCATTGGTCAGACTGATTCTCAACATCGGCCAAGCCCTCAGCAATCTTAACGTACTGGCCTTCAATAAGGCGGATCTCATCGCCCACCAGTTTCATCTTTTTACGTATAACCTCAGCTTCTTCCAACTCATCCTCGGATAGGCTCTGCAACTGACGACGACCGTCACCTAAAGCCTTGCGAAGGTTTTGAAGCGAGGTGGAAGACAGGTTCTGAATGGCATGGTCCAAACGTTCGGTACCTTTAATGACATCCGTCTCTGCTGACAGAAGAGCCTTATGTACTTCTTCCAATCCAGCTTTCCTTTTGGAATAGTCGGGCGCATTCTTGTCAAGATTATCTATCTCCTCTCTTACCGCCCTGGCTTTTTCTGTAAGAGCTTCAAGCACCTGGATGGCAGCTTTACCATTCATCGTGAGGATTACTTCAGTCTTTAAGTTTGCCATATAAGTTTTTGTATTGTGTTAATGTTTAGAATGTTGACTTTGCATATTCGCCAGATCCTTCGAGAGCGTGAATAATGTCAATAGCTCCTTGATAGCCATAGAAGTCTGCAAGGTAGTTGCGGTAGCGATCACGCAACCGGCGAATGGTTCGCATGATGGCAGGACGGTGCGACTTGCCCTGCCTACGGTCCCACTTGCCACGGATATAACGCTTTGCGTGTCTGGCTGGGCGTTGACGTTCAACCTTATCGACTTTAATGTGGGCAGAGGGATCGGATGGGCGACCCGTCAAACCGACACCAAGATCCACATAACGCAAATAGTCGTTATATCGAATGCCTACTGTGAGCAATCCAGCCTTGTCATCTGCCTGATAAATATGCCCTTCAAAGGATTTTGCACCTTCACCCGTAGACCACCACATACCGTGCTCCTTACGATATTGATTTACCTTTTCATATCCGCGATAAACCTCAGTAGGATAAATGCGCTGTGCTTGCATGTTTGCCTCAAGATCCATGAGGGTCTGATTGAGGTATAGTGGAGCGATCCTCGACAAAGGGGCAAATGGACTTTGAACTGGAGAGATAAAACGTGCCATATCTCACCTCCTATCCTTTACCATTATCCTTGGGCACAATATACTTGCCATTGCTCCCACAATCAAAATTATAGAGAGGTTGCAGGCTCTTCCAGTCCAAGCCCACCACGAGCCATTGGCCATTAAAAAGCTCGCCTACCAAACCGAAGGAGATAGAGCTGATGTCGATGCTTTGTAACTCGGCCATCACCACGGCATCATCGGCAAACGACCGTTTTGTGACGGGACAGCGACCTGTGCGTTTCACCTCGATAAGCCACGCAATAAGATCCTTGCAATAGTCGGTGAGGTCGTTGGCCGTCCGTTCCATTTTCAACCCATCGTAGCGGCCAAGCGTCTGTGGCGTGTCCTTCACCTTGGCGAGGAACCACACCTGATGTGAGACCACCGCCTTGCGTGCGTCAACAAGCTCGCCGGTGGTCATTACGCTTTGGAGCATACAGGGCGAGTGGATGACGTTTGCGTTACGGGAAAAAATATTCTCAAGGTCGATATAGCGGATGCGAAAGAAGCTCTGGTCTTCCAAGCGTCCGCTCTCCGGATGATGCGACAGAGGGCGATAGATGCTCGCCCAATGTTCGAGGATATTGCTTATTGTCATAATACTGCTATTTCTTTAAGAACTACGAATTGCACGAAGGCGAGTGCTCATTCCTTCGTGGCATCCGCTGTTTCCGAAACCTCCATTTCTTCTTCCTCTTTCATGAGGTCTTTCAGTTTCACGTTGAAATGGCGCTCGGTCTTATCGGCCACAATCTTCTGCAACACTCGGGCCCACGCCGCCCCGTTGCAGGTGCTTTCGTTCTCAAGGATGGAAACAAATTGCACCAAGCAATACATGGCGGTCAGCTGGTTGGCGAGGTGAGTGTTCATATAGCCGAGAATGTTGCGGTCGAGATACGAGGCGAGGCAGATGCACATGATGAGCACCGAGAACGTCCACACCATTTTTGCCATCTTCTTGGAGCGCAACTTGCCGTCCATCTTGCACTTGGGGTTGCGCTTGATGGCCTCACGGTATCGGGCGTAAATACGGCGGTTGCATCGCCAAGCCGTGTAGCAGTCGATGATGAGGGCGAAAAAACAAACCGTAATAAAATTGATAGAAGGCTCGATATGGCACCAAAGCAAACCGAGCACAGCTGCGATTACTCGCGAAAGGTAAAATGGATTCTGCATGTTGTTAGTATTTTGTGTTGTTGTTATCCTGTTGTTTATAGCGCAAATATAGGAAGAATAAACAGAGGAAAACGGACATAAACAAGGAGGGGCGCGGGTGGGGTTGTCCGTACGGGGGAGGAAAAACAAAGTAACTTTACCAAGAAAAATAATAAATAAACGATGACATGTCAGGACTTACAGAAAATACGCTTGCCCGCATCGACAAATGGTTAAGCTATGGTACAAGTATGGAGGCAGCGTTCCCAAAGTTGGAACAACGCTACCGCATGCAGGTGTGCTCCGAGTTTTACCAGCGGTGGGTGCAAAACAACGACATCGACCCACGTACCGTGTGCCGAAACATCGCAAGGCGCGACTATGAATTGTACTTCAACCAAGCTGCCCAGGGCAACCGTAAATCGCAGGCTTATGTGTTGGCCTTAAAGATAACGATCGACGACGAGGGGAACATCTGCCCACGCACCGTGACCGAAATCAACAACGATGTGCTGGTATGCAACCACCTCATTCGGTTCTTCCAAACCGATGAGAGCCCACGCCACAAAGCTATGTTCCTTAGTGCCGCCGAATTTCTCATACGCACAGGCAAACAACAAAACAACGATCGGGCCGTAGCGAAGGGCATGGAAGCCTTGGCGAAGGTGTATAAGGACTTCGACGAGGAGCGCGACGCTACGGAAGAGATGCCAGACATGAGTCGCATTGCCATCACGCAAGACGTGAGCATTGTGAAGCGCGACCGCATCAACTATACCGATGAGGAGAAGGCACGCATGGCACGCAAATACGGACTTACCACCAAAGACCTCCAAGAAATCGAGGATGAGGAATTGTTGGGAAGAAAGAAAGAAGATGAACCCGACTACTTCGAGTATATGGAAGCAGCCACTAACGAGCCCAACAAGAAGCAAAGTAAGGAAATGGATTTTTCAACCGAGGAGGAACCTTTCAAAGCAGAAGATGGCGAAGAATAAATATCAACATTAGACAAACATGATAACCAAAGAATTACAAACCAAAATCGACCGCTCCATTCGGTTGCTCCAAAGCGTACAAAAGGGCTACAATGGCGAGATAGAGGTAGCCTATTCGGGCGGCAAAGACTCAGACGTTATTTTGCAGCTCGCAAAGGAAGCAGGCATCCGCTACCGAGCTATCTACAAAAACACCACCATCGATCCACCCGGCACAATAGCCCACGTTAAGCGGATGGGTGTAGAAATACGGCGGCCTAAAAGGTCTTTCTTCCAAATCATAGCGCAAAAAGGGATCCCAAATCGCTTCACTCGCTTTTGTTGCAGCGAGCTAAAAGAATACAAGATTCTCGACAAGTGCATCATTGGCGTAAGAAAAGAAGAAAGCGCAAAACGCAACACATTGTATAACGAGCCAACGGCTTGCCATTGGTACGGCAAGAAGACTGAGGAAAACCATGTGGAGCACATCTATCCTATCCTCGATTGGACGAGCGAGGATGTGTTGGCGTTTATCATGGACCGCAAGATTCAACTTGCCCCTATCTATTATGGAAGTGGGGGGCAAATCAATATACAGAAACGCCTTGGCTGCATGGGATGCCCTCTTGCCTCGAATCATCAACGTCTTGCTTTCTTCAAGGAAAGGCCACGCATGGTTAAATGCTACATTCGGGCTGCTCAACATTTTCTTGATGAGCATCCTCACACAAAGACCGCAAAACGCTACGATAACGCTTACGAATATTTTGCACGCGATCTATTCTATCCTTTGGAAAAGGATTGGCAAATGGCTAACAATTCCTTGTTTAGAAAGCCCAACTGGAAGGATTTCCTCGAGAATGTGTTCGGCATAGATTTGACAATATAACAGCACAACAATTCAAAAAGTAAACGCTATGATAGTAATCAAAATCAAAACATGGAAGGACTGGAAGAAGGACTTCATTCATTGGGTGCAAGCACCACGGCGCAAGGTTTGCAAGGAGTATGTGAACTACATGGAGGTTTTACAAAAACAGACGCTCTACAGAATAATAGAGGGCACTTGTGATAAATACAACAATATGCGTGAGGATCAAATCATAGACATCACCGAAGCTGTTGAAAAATACGTGGCTGCTTGTGCTGAAGAAACTCGCAAGCTCATCGACAAAAGTCAGCCCGCAAAATTCTTCTAAGGCTGCAACTTTCATTACAAGCAACAAAACTCTACGCAACATGAATAATAACGTAAAAAGAAAGGACTGGGTAGGAGGCTCGGCTGCTGTTTTCAAGACGTTGGGCGCAAGCAACCATACGGACGCGGACAGACAGCGGGAGGATTACTATGCCACAGAGCCGAAAGCGACGGAATGGCTGTGCAAGCTGGAGCGGTTTGAGGGCAGGATTCTTGAGCCGTCGTGTGGCGAGGGTCACATGAGTCGGGTGTTGGAGGCAGCAGGGTATGACGTGGTGAGCCGCGACCTTGTAGATAGAGGGTACGGTGAGGTGTCAGACTTCCTCGCAATAGACAACTTGGCGTGGGACGGCAACATCGTTACCAATCCTCCCTACAAATATGCGCAGCAGTTTGTGGAGAAGGCTCTGAGCATCATCCCAAAAGGAAAGAAGGTGGCGATGTTCCTGAAGCTGACTTTTCTCGAAGGCAAGGCCCGACGCGCTCTCTTCCGTTCTACCCCCCCCATTCGTGTTTGGGTAAGTTCGTCGCGACTGAAATGCGCTATGAACGGAGACTTCGACAAGTACGGCAGTAGCGCAGCGGCATACGCATGGTTCGTGTGGGAGAAGGGGTATAAAGGCGAGACAACTGTAAAATGGTTTAACTAATAATTTTACAAAACGACAAAGCATGATAGAACTGAATAAGATATATAATGAAGACTGCCTGGAAGGGATGAAAAGGATTCCGGACGGGAGCGTGGATTGCATTGTGTGCGATTTACCGTATGGTACTACTGCTTCCGATTGGGATAGCGTAATTCCATTTGATAAGTTGTGGGAGCAATACAAAAGAATTACAAAACGAAACGCTCCAATTGTTCTGTTCGGCAATGAGCCTTTTAGCACATTTCTGAGAATCTCAAATATTAAGAATTGGAAATATGACTGGATTTGGGACAAAAAAATGAAAGTGGGTTTCTTGAACGCAAAAAAAAGACCCCTCAAGCAGTATGAAAATATATCTGTTTTCAGTTATGGTGATTGCATCTACAATCCTCAAATGACTAAAGGTTTATTTAGAAGCAAAAAGTCGTATGATAATAGAGAGGGAAATGGGGATGGCGTGTATCGTAAGTTCGGAAATATTGATGTAAAAAATGACATTTACTATCCTTCAAACATTTTGGAGTATAGCAATGCCGCACAGAAAGGTAAAATCCACCCTACCCAAAAGCCCGTAGCTCTCATTCAGTACCTCAGCAGCACCTACTCCAACGAGGGCGACACCATCTTAGACAACTGCATGGGTAGCGGGACCACCGCCATTGCAGCCATCCGCGAGAAGCGCAACTTTATCGGCTTCGAGCTCAACAAGGAGTATTACGACAAAGCTTGCAAGCGCATCAAGTTGGAGCTGGCGCAGCCAACTCTCTTCTGACAACATAAAACAACAAAGCATGATAGAACTGAATAAGATATATAACGAAGACTGCCTGGAAGGGATGAAACGGATCCCTGACGGGAGCGTGGATTGCATTGTGTGCGATTTGCCGTATGGTACTACTGTTTGCAAATGGGACTCTATAATTCCCTTTGAGCCTCTTTGGAAACAATATCTCAGAATAGCAAAAGAAAATGCAGCCTTTGTCTTTTTTGCCGGCGAGCCATTCACAAGCCAGTTAATTATGTCTAACATAAAAATATTCCGTCAGAAACTTACATGGCTAAAAACAAGACCCACCAATGTAATGAACGCAAAAAAGCAATTCATGAATTGGACCGAGGATATTTGCATATTCTATCGTAAACTGCCTGTCTTTAATCCACAAATGAGAACCAACGGCCAGTTTACAGGCAAAAAAATTCAGCACTTAAACGAGAGCCGAAAAAGAGGAGTTCATAATGGTTATCAAGAAAAAGAAGGATATATCCATGAAAGTAATGGTGGATTGTTTTATCCGAAAACGGTGTTAGAATATTCAAATGTTCATCATACCCAAGACAGCCACTTTCATCCCACCCAAAAGCCCGTAGCTCTCATTCAGTACCTCATCCGCACCTACTCCAACGAGGGCGACACAATCTTAGACAACTGTATGGGTAGCGGCACCACCGCCATAGCGGCCATCCGCGAGAAGCGCAACTTCATCGGCTTCGAGCTCAACAAGGAGTATTACGACAAGGCTTGCAAGCGCATCAAAATGGAACTGGCGCAGCCTACCCTCTTCTGACAACACAACCGACAACAACACAAAACAACACATGAGTAACAACCGACACAAATACTTTAACAAGGTTCCGCCATTCAAGCCGGACCCGGAACACTACACACGCAAGCAACATTCGTGGAAAGCGAAGGCTGCCTACGATACGGAAGATGAAGCGTGGGAATACCTGCAACAGAACCCCAAACTAAAGGCGCAAGGCTACACGGCATATAGATGCCGAACATGTCAGAAATGGCATGTGGGACATCTGACAAGCAAAAAGAGATAAAAACAACACAAGACCATGCAGCAAGCACACAACATTTACTTAACTAAATTCCAGCAGCAGTCGCTATACATGGGAGCCAAGGATGAGCGAGTGATTGCTGCCCGCCGTGTGGGAAAGACCGACGGATTGGTAGCTCCCTACGTCTGGATGGCAAGCAACTCCATGCCTGGTATGCTCGGCGCATGGGTGGCAGTGTCGCGCCAGCAGGGCTTCGGCAAGACCATTCCGAGTACGATGGCGGCCATGGAGCGTATGTTCGGCTTCACGCAGGGCATTCACTTCGGTTGGGGACGACCGCCGAAGCATGCTCGCGAGAGTATCTTCAAGCCAAAGAACTACGACAATTACATTTGGCTGGCCAATGGTGCCGGATGGGTGCTTATCTCGCTCTCGCAGACCGCCTCTGCCAACTCTTACACCTTCTCGGCCATGGTGGGCGACGAGGCAAGGTTCTTTCCCTATAAGAAAGTGACCGACGAGTTGATGCCGGCTCTTTCGGGCCAGACGCACCCCTTGGGCGACATCAACTTCTCCGATTACAACCCGATGTATAAAAGTACGCGCTTCCTCTCGGATGCTTCGCTCACTGCCAAAGGGTCGTGGTTGGAGAAGGAGGAGGAGAAACTGGACTTGCAAATTGAGGCAGGGCCGTTCAAAGGCAAGACCTATCGGTGGGTGCAGGAGCAGTTGGAGGAATACGCCAATAAGGTGATACGCTACAACGACCTACTTTATAATGCCAAAAAGAATGGGCACTTAGTCCACGTCGTGCCAAAAGAAACTCGCACCATTATGCGTGCCGTGGCTCTGAAGATGATGAAGCACGAGGGACAATTCCGCATCATGCCCAACCATGGCCAACACGTCACGAAGGGCATGGTGGAGATGGCTGTCAACTATAAGCTCATTCCGCAGGAGGATGCCGAACTGGTTTATGATTACGAGTATCTCATCACGCCCAAAGAGGATTTCGAGATGCAGATGATTTATCGCAAGCAGAAATATTACAACCTCGATTTGCGCGAGCTGCGCCGTGTGGCTTTCTGCGTGCGCCGTGCATCGTCGCTCGACAATGTGGACATTTTGGGTGAGGACTATATTCGTCAGATGAAACGAGATTTGCCTCCGATGACCTTCGCCATTTCAATTCTCAACGTCAAAGTTAAGAAGTCAAACGACGGCTTTTACTCCAACCTCGACATAGATCATGTTCACGGATATATACCAGATGAAATAGACCCTTTATCGTCTGCCAAATTTTCCACGCAAAAGGTGTCGGGCATCATCGGTGGAAGGAAAGTCACGAGCGAGAGCTACCAACCCGACTTCAAAGAGCTTGCCGAACGAAACGACTGCCGGATGGACTCCGACTGCATCAACTCCCTCCCTTTGTATATAGCCCTCGACTACAACGCCAACATCAACACATTGGTGGTAGGACAGGGGTACCCCCGTGACGGGATGGAATGTTTGAATGTCATCAAGAGCTTTTATGCGAAGAATGAGCGAAAGTTACGTGATGTGATAGCCGATTTCTCCGACTATTACGCACCCAAGCGAGCCATCAACCGCGACGTAACCTATTTCTATGATTCCACAGCCAAGCAAGGCGCTTCCTATGCGTCAACCAACGAGCGGTTCTACATGACCGTGATTGAAGAGTTGGAAAAACGAGGGTGGAACGTTACCGCCATTGACATGGGCGCTCCCGAAAAGCACGAGGTGAAACATAAGATCATCAACGATGGTTTGGCACACCTCTCCTCCCCTGCCATTCGCATCAACCAAATCAACAATCCTGACCTTATCATCGCTATGCAACTCTGTGAGGTGCAAATATCTTATAAGGGTTTCCACAAGGATAAATCAGGCGAGAAAAAACCTGAGAGCGAAGACACGCTCCCACTCCAGCAACGAACCGACTTTACGGATGCCTTCGACACCTTATATCTCGGCTACAAGCTATTCAGATGTAGTGGTGGATGGATGGTTATGCCGAGCGGAAGATAAACGGGAGAGAGCAAAAGTGCCCCACCCTACCCCAATAATAAAAAAAGTTCCATCCGTCTTGTCGGAAAAGACGGATGGGGCCCACACCGAAACGCATTCTTAGATGACTTCAAATTTGCTGTCCTCTCGCGAATACAAAAAGCATTCTTCAATATCTCCAACCATAGCTTCAAGAATTGTCATTCCAAAGTATTTACTAAAATGCTGAGCGATTTCTGGCGTAGCACAGCCAATAAGTTTAGAGAAAAGATAAGAAGAACTCGCCGTCTCTAAATCCAAAAGATTACTCAATCCATTATACTCAACCAAGCGCGACCAACCCCCAAAAACCAAATAGGTTTTCCCACGAAAAACCAACTTACCAATCACTCCTTCACGATCCCATTCAGCAAGAGCGCTATACCCTTGTTTTCTAAGATGCAAAATCGGGTAATAGATAACTGTTTCGTCCCTATCCTCAAAAGAGGGCAAATCATACTCAACATGAAGAGATCTTCTAATTAAAGATAGTTCACAAATTTTAGAAGCCGAATGAGAAACGAACCATAGGTCTTCAAGTCCATCAAGAATACTCTCAGGACCGCCAATATTAAGAACACTCACCGCATCTGCAATATCCTTTACTTCTTGAAAGCCTGGGTATTCAAGTTCAAATTTACGAAAAAGCAATATAGCCTTTTTCCTTAATGCCGAATCATCACTCTTGTACCAGCGCTGGGCTTCCTCAAGAGTAACGCCATCTCTTATTATTTTCATGTTTCAAAAACATTTTAGTGTTCAGGAGTAAGATCCGTGTTCTCTTCAATCTCAACGAATTTGCCTCTGAAAAGCGTGTACCATGTGTCACCCTTAATCTTCACTCCATCCACAAGCTCCGTCTTAACACACGTAATTATATCGCAATATTCATCATCTGTCTCATCCCATTCGGTCAGAGTTATCCAAGAGCCAACAGAAGCGCACACTTTCACTCTATTGCCAGAGCTAACGAGTACAGATCGTCTGCCTGTGCTGCGAATTTTAGTGTCATTTCCAGTCGAGAAAATGGTAGAAAAATAACCACTCGAAAAGATGTCCGCAAAATTCCCCGAAGAAGTAATTCTTGCAAACTGCCCAGAAGAAACAATACTATCAAAATCTCCCAAAGATGTTATCAACGCCCGAAAACCTGACGAAGAAATCGTCGTTCCTGAACCGATTGAAACGATTCTATCGCAAAAGCCTTTTGATTCAACGTGACACAATTCGCCCATCGCCACTATCTCATCGACTGTTCCCGATGCGCCAACCTTTTTTTTAGTAAACACAGACGGAAAAGATGGCATGACAAAACCATCGTCATAAAAAGCTTGTTCTTCCATAATCTATAAAGGTTTTAGTCCTCTCCGCCTGTCACATGGAGAGGAAGGTTAATCACTCATCCGCATCATCGTGTGTTAAATCAACGATGTTAAGGTTACACGCCTCGATGATGTCCTGATATAATTTCTGATCCTCCTCGCGAGCCTTAGCCTTCATTTTGGTAGCCATCGGACTTATACTTTTTGTATGTAGCCATTATATCACCTCCTCTCCTTTGTACGAGAAATGTGTGTAATCCTTCGCATGAAGGGCGAAGGATTTGTTGTACCCAAGCGCCTTCATCAAGTCCGTGGCGTAGCACCATGCGACGGGCATGGCGTTCTCCTTGTCGTAGTCGATGTCGCCAACGATCACGTCGGCAGTTGGAAATCTATACATGTCAACGGTAAGGGTGTCGTGTCCCTTATGCTTAAAGAACACGTAGATGTAACGCCCCTTTGGGCACTCGTCGACCCTGTGCAACAGGTGTCGCAATGATAGATCCTGCATCATAGTACCTCCTCCATGCCAAACGGCGTGCCGTCAGCAAAAATATAACACTCAGTTAATTTATTATAGCTGAAATCGGAACTTGTGCAGATATTTGCTGCATTATTTTCCAAACTATCAATAAACATAAATTTATTTATAGTTGAATCATCTTTACTCTTTATCCATCCAAATGGTTGATGCTTCTGCATTTCATTCCAACACTCTTCTGCATTCTTGAATGGGCGATAAGTGGGCTCGGGCTTGATGCGGTAATCAAGATGGTGTGATAGGAAATAATCAACAGTAATTTCGTCGATGTCCTCCCAGTCTCCCTCATTAACATCTAATGCTTGGATTTGTCTACCCTCAGCAAGTGCTGTCACGAAGGGCAAAATTAGTTTCGCTTCTTCTCGATTCATAGTTATGATCGTTTATTGGTTATTGTTTCAAAATAAAATCGGACAGGCCTGTCAAAATGTTCCTCTATAAGGCCATAAGCTAACGACATGTTCACCTGAAACTTAGCAGATCCCCTTACGAGTCCTCTTGCTTGCTCAACGATCGCCTGGCGGAATTGTTCTAAGTTCATACTCCCTTTACGAAAATTGCAAGCTCGGCATGACGGCATGTAGTTGTCAAGGGCATCCGCTCCCTGCTCTACAACAAACCGGCCTTGCGAAGCATCAAAATGAGGATAAAGACCACGGTTCTTAGCGACAACATGGTCTACTTGCATTTCGTCATATCTGATAGGCTTTCCGCAATAAGCACAATGCCCATCAAACATTTGGTAAACCTTTTGTCTTTCAGACTTGTTCATATCTATCTTTTTACAGACTGTTGTTGTTACTCAACCTCAACTGGCTTCCCGTCAACGAGACGATAAAAAGTGTTCTCCTTAATGTTTACTCCATCTACCTTAAAAGCCCTAACCTCCTTGATAGAGCAAATTACTCCATCAAAACCACCTCTCTCAGTTAAGACGATCCAACAACCAAGCGCGCCACGAGCTCTGCCGTCTCTACCTGTGACGATGGCGACACTATCCTTCCCCACGACAGTGGCCGCTGAACGGTAGCCTGTGTTGATGGCCGCTGAAAGGTCGCCTGTGTTGGTGGCCGCTGAACAGTCGCCTGTATTGGTGGCCGCTGAACGGTCGCCTGTATTGGTGGCCGCTGAACGGTCGCCTGTATTGGTGGCCGCTGAACAGTTGCCTGTGTTGGTGGCCACTGAACAGTTGCCTGTGTTGGTGGCCAATGAACAGTAGCCTGTGTTGGTGGCCGCTGAATAGTCGCCTGTGTTGATGGCCGCTGAAAGGTCGCCTGTGTTGGTGGCCGCTGAACAGTAGCCTGTATTGGTGGCCGCTGAACAGTAGCCTGTATTGGTGGCCGCTGAACGGTCGCCTGTGTTGGTGGCCGCTGAACGGTAGCCTGTGTTGGTGGCCGCTGAACAGTCGCCTGTATTGGTGGCCGCTGAACGGTCGCCTGTATTGGTGGCCGCTGAACGGTCGCCTGTATTGG